GGGGTGGTGGTGGTGGTCGTGGTGACCGGGGGGGTGGTTGTGGGAACCACGGTCGTCGTGGTCGGCGTGGTCGTGGTGGTCGGAGGCGCCGGAGCCGAGCCATACACCACCAGGCTGAACGTGATCGTGACGTTGGCGTAGGGCGTAGTGCTGGTGCGCATGGCTCGCACCCTCACCGAGGTTGCCGTTCGCGTGCCGGCGACCTCGGTCATGTGGTAGTCGACACCCGTTGTGATCGCCGTGAGTGTCACGGCCTCCGGCACCACGCCCAGCGTGTGGGCGACGGTGCAGTAGCCGGAGGCGTCAGTGGTGCAGGTGCGCTGCAGGGCCTGGGTGAGCGGGGCAGGGTCGGGGCCGGTGGCCGAGGACATGCCGATCGCGGCCAGGGCCAGGGCCAGAGTGACGATGACGATCGACAGAATCGCGGATACGCGGTTTCTGGACATGCGGGTTTCCTTCGGGTGATGGAAGGTATCCCCGCCTTCCGGGTTTGACTGGTGCCCGATCAGGGCTTCCGGAACTGGCCGATGACCTCGCCCGGACCCGCCAGGGGCGTGTAGGGCGCCACCGAGATCCCCAGCACCGCCAGAACAGCGGCGAGGATCTGCCAGGCGTCGGTCCACGAGATGCCGTCGTTCACCAGCGACACCGCGGCAGTGCAGCCGGCGGTAACCAGGGCCAGCGCCAGCTTCGTCCGGGACGCACCCGGCACGTCGGGGGCGGTGAACACTGCGGCGGCACCAGCGGTCAGCAGGATCACGTTGACCCACTCCGACGGGTCCACCTGGCCGTCGCCGGTCTTCGCGGCAACCACAGCGCCGACAGCCGCGGCAACGACGGCGACGAGGGATCTGGCGTACTTCTTCAGGAATTCGAGCATTGATGGTTCCCTTCAGGTGGTGGGTCCGGTGGTGGGGTCGCCGTCGCGGGCGCGGCGGTCCTGTTCGTCGGCGAGGGCCTTGGCGAGGGCGGCGACGTCGACGCCACCGACCTGGATCTTCGCGATGGCATCCCGCACCTCGGTCACCTGCTTCGCGAGCTCGGTGACCATCGCCTCGGTGTGCGTGACCCGCTCGCCATATCCCTCGACCTGCTCCAGTCGCTGCCGGGGCGTCTTGCCGTCCAGAATGGTGCCGTCCCAGAAGAAGTTCAGGTCGGCCTGAGTGAGTGGCATGTCATCTCCCTGCAGTGGTGCGAATGCTTCGTTGATGTCACAGGTGGTTCCGTTGATCACAACCGTGCTGGGGGGACGGTTGCGCTGCCAGAAGTTGACCCATTTCTTGTCCTCGCTGGACGGTTCGGAGCCGCAGCGCCAGTGCCAGCCCACGACCCCTGCGGCATGCACCGCTTGTGAGGTCTCGGAAAAGCCGTAGAACCCGGTGCGCTCCCAGCCGAGCACCGAGGCGAACCCCGCGGCGTATTGCACGGCGTCGCGGATCTGGGCGGCACTCGAGGCGTGCGCATCGGCGGCGCACGCGATCCCCACCGAGTCCGGTACGCCTTCCCGACGCGCGTCTTCGAGAGCGATCATGGCGCGGGCACGGCCGGTGGCGTAGTCGTCCAGCGCATCCCAGGCGTCACCGGTGCCGAGTTCGGCGACCAGCAGCACACCGAGGCCGTTCCTGATGTAGTCCTCGTATTCGGCGCGGTGGATCTGCTTGCCCTCGTTGCCGAGGCCGATGTAGCGCAACACTCCGGCATAGCCGCGTGCCTTGATAGCGGCGGCTCCGGGGGGTCGGCCGGAGAAGTCAAGCCATGCGGCCATTTGCTCACCCTTTCAGGTCCCCTGCTTGCTTAACCTTCCACGGGCGGGAACGGGACCCCGTGCTCGGTGAGCAGCTGTTGCGCGAGCTGCAAACGATCAGTCAGCGATTGGATGGTGCGTTCCGCGCCGCTCAATTTGCTGGCGAGCCCATCGGCGCGAGCATTCGCCGTGTACAAGCTGAGGCCGAGCTCGGCGATCTTCGCTTCGGCGCGCTCCAACTGCGCCTCGAGCTTGGCTGCCTTCTCCTCGACCGGCCGCAGCAGACTCAGAGACGTGGTCGTTAGCACGGCAGCCTCGTCAGCTCGGGTCTTGCTGCCCTCTGCGGTCAGTTTCCGAAGCTGCGGGCGGATGTAGATCAGCGCCGCGATCGTCCCCAGGAGACCGCCCGCCCCTGTGACGATGGCCAGCAGCTCGCCAACGTTCACGCCGTCCTCCCAGTTCATCCATCGCGCCGACACGGGCCGCACCGACGCGCACCAACTTCATCTCCCGGCCGATCTGGACAATCCGCCACACGCAGCCCACCGCCAGTCCTAGCAAGATGGAGGCGACGAACATCGCCGGCCACCCGGTGCGCGCGATGGCCAAAATGGCGTAGCAGGGCAGAAGGCCCGACAGCATGCACAACCCGGATCGCTCCAGCAGTGGCCCTAGCAGGCCGCGGGTGAACACCCCGACGATCGCGATAGCCGAACCCGCGAAGAGCACCACATAGAACACAACTCCGAGCGGGTTAGGCAGAGAACGAATCGTCCCGCTGGCACTCCGGCTGTAGGTCACCAGGCCGCTAAGGCCGGACAGTGCCAGGAAACCTAGGAGGCTGACGGCAAGCGGATGCCGACCTGACTTGATTGTGATCATCGCAGTATTCCCCGCTGCTAGATCGGAATGTTCGGTTACGACAGGCCGCACCAGTAGAAGATATTGCTCAGCGACCACGAGCCGTCGTGAATGTTGAGGCTCGACGGCATAGTGGTCGTCTTGAAGCCCGACAGCATGTACTTACCCGTGGGATCTGGGTTCAGCAGCGACCAGTTCCCCGTCGTCGTGGTGTAGTTGATCGCCATGATCTTCGGTTGGGTGGACGCGCCATTCACCCGAAATGCAGCTACGATCATTTCCCCTGGGCGCAGGGTCCACGACGATGACAGCGCGACGTCCACCATGCCAGTCGCAGTGAGCGCCACCGTGACATCCTGGAAGGTGGAGAGTTCGCTGCCACGAAGACCACGGAAGAGCCGCACCTCAGTCGTTCCAGCGACCTGCGCGACCGTGGTGAAGCACCGGAATCGGGTAACCGTCTGGGCGCCCAAGGAATGGAAGCGGATGAACCGGACCTCACCGTTCGCCAGCAACCCTTCGGTGTTGGCGTAGATACGGTTAGCTGACGACACCCGATCGCCATACAGCAGGAAGTCATCCTGGCCGGTCGCGACGGGTGGACCGCCCCACTGGCGGGCGTCGGCAACGTTGGACGCAGCGATGGTGACCGCGCCCGAGGCGACGGTGACAATCGCCAGGGGCACCTCCCAGATGCTCACGCTCTGGGTCGGGAGCGTGACGAGCGGGGTCGCGGCAGGGGTGCCCACCAAGACGTCCAGTTCGACCCGGTTGTTGGCGAAATCACATCGTGCAACCACGAGGTCCTTGCGGGGGTTGCCCGACGAGTTCGAGGTGATTGCCAACGTCTTCTGTGCCGTGACCGACCCCCAATGGCCCTCAGTCCACACCTCGCCGGTCGGAACCTTCACCTGCATTCCCGTGCTGTCCCCGAATGTCGCAAGTTCGGACCCGACGTTCCGCAGCACCCCGGAGACGGAGGACCGGCGCATGAAGGCACGCCATTCCGCCTCCTCCACAGAGACCCCGTCAAACGGGTTGAACGCATCCATATTCGTGGCCACGGAATCCCCTTACACCGTCACGCCTGCTATGACATTCCACAAGGAATCGATCGCCGACAGGATCGCGCTGTCCGAGGCGGACGCATCGGCAATGTCGGGAAGTGCCGCCACCGCCCAGGAAAACGCCAGCTTGTACTGCGAATCCCCGGCCGCCAGCATGATCTCCCGGGCCAACTGCAGTCGCAGCTTGTCCGTCTGCGTGGGGGCCTCCATTGCGAGGGTTTGCGTGGAGATGAAGTTGGCCTTCCATGCCATGCCGGCCGCCACCTTGCCCTGGAAGGTGGTGTCGGTGGCGATCGTAACTATGTCCGACAAAACATCGGCCACGGCTCATCTCCGTTCGAGGTCGATGACGCGCCCGCGGAGTTCCCGGATCGTTCGGTATACCTGCAGCCCCGCGTCTTGAGTGCCCTCGGGGCCCACGGCGGGAGTGATGGTGAAGCCGTCCTCATCACCCTTCAACGTCACTCGGCGGACGAGGTCCCGGACAACGTCCGTCGATCCCGGGTTGTCGAGCTCGATCGTGACCTTGGTTCCGATGTCATAGTCACGGCCGTAGGCAATCTGCGTCGTGTCCACCAGCGTGGCCGACAGAATCGACTTGGCGCCGCGATCGGTCTGGGCTTCAGTGGCGGCTTGGGCGAGCTCCGCGGTGACTGTTGTGTCGCGGCGATCCACAAGTTCGCCCTCAATCCGGCCCCACGCCGCGATGGAGGCAGAGTCCGGCTTCTCGTAGATGGTCCGGGCGGTTCCCTCTCCACCACCACCCACGAACGCATAGTTCGCTTCAGGTGCGGTGCCCTCATAGGAGAACTCAGCCAAGTTCCCCAGTTCCCGGGAGAACTTCACGGCCGCCGTGCTGTCCACCGCAGCCATGGTTTGGAACTGCCACGTCGTGCCCACCTGCGCCAGGGCGAACCCGATGCCACCGTTGGTGGCCAGTTCTTGCAGCAACGGCAGGAGAAGCTGCCATCTCGCCCGGCCGGTGACCGTGCTTCCCACCGCAGGATCCGAGCCGATCGTCACCAACGGATGCCGCCGGGTCGACACAGATCCCGGACCGAGATTCACGTCGACGTACTGCCGCAGAATCGTGGAGCACACCCCGGTCCGCACGTCATAAGCCTGGGTGGTGTACGGGGGCAACATCTCCGCCGGGCACGGGGATGCGAGACGCCGTTTCAGCCAGACGTTGTCGTCCTTACCTGACAGTGTCAGGACTTCCTTGCCGCCCTCGACGGAGTGCTGCTCCTTGTCCCAACTGCCGCCCATCCACACCGCATCGTCTCGGGTGATGAGGATGCCCGCCCCCGGTTGGCGCAACACATCGGCCAGTGGTGAACGGCGGTCGACGGTAATCGTCCACGTCCCCACGTCGTTCCACCGGCGGACGGCCTCGAGATCCGCGAAGTCGTCCACTTGTCCTTGACGACGGAGTGAGGCGTCTCGCGCGTACACCGTCCACGTGGTCATGGCGAGTTGAAAGCCCGCTTGTAGGACAAGCTCAGCCGCGAAACCCCCGCCGTGACTCCAGCCATCTCCAGCCGAACACGATTGGCACCCCGGGCGAGCGGCCACAGCGACGAGCCCAGATCCACCAGCGGCCACGCGTTCGTACCGTCCTGCAGCACGGTCTTGTGATCCCGCCGGGTATCAATCGCGATCGTCTGCCCGGTGGTCAACGCAGCAGTCGACATCAGCAGGTTCTTTCCTGTGGTCAGGTTGCGTAACGCAATCCCCGACCCTGGCCCGAAGATCGTCCACTGCGGCCAGGTCTCCACCGACCCGTCGTTCGTGATCGTCGCGTCCACCACCAGTTCGCTCGCCGTGAGCCGCATCGGGAAGATCGGGAAGAAACTGGGGGTCGAGGTCACCTGATAGTCGCTGGTTATCGGGCTGACGTCGTACCAGTAGGGGTCGTGGGCGCGGAACACGACGGGCAACTTCTGCGACGTTGGACCTGAGCTTTCGCCGAGTTTCTCATCCATCCCCAGCCCCTCGGCATAGCTGCATGTGATCTCCCTCTGATCACCCAGAGGTGATGTGACGCGAATCTTCCCCGGGCCACGGAGAGGGTCCATGAGGTCGCATATTGACCGCATCTGGGCCCGCAGGTCCGCCTCGGTAACTGTGGCGAACCAGAACGGGAGAAAGAACTCGTGCACGTCATGCCGCACGGATCGCAGTCGCGCTCCCGGCTGGCCAGGCACCACGTCCTCGGCGAACTCGACCTTCGACAGGAACCGTCCCGACGTCTCCCACTCCACGTCGAGGGTGGTTTGCCCACCATCAACGTCGACCCAGACCGTTGTCTCGGTCACTGCAGCTCCATCATCTCCATGCGGCGGAACTGTTGGCGTACATCCATGCCGCGGTCTGAGACGTAAGCATTGAGAGTGAAGCTCTTGATCGGGCGGTTGGCCTTAATTGCTGCCACCAGGTCGTCTTCCTGGGATGAGGAACGCACGTTCTCCGGCCTGCCGGTGCCGTTGTAGACCGCGGTCCAGCCCGGCATGATTACTCCGCCGTTGTCGTAGCCGCCGGGCCGGTTCAGGGCGGACAGGGAGCCGTAGCGGTGGATGGCGTAGTTGAGGCCAGCGAAGATGTTCGCGAGCGGGTCAACCGATGTTCCGTACATCTGCGGTGGCGTGTTCAGGAACGGTCCCGCCCAGCGCCGGAACGTCGGGCCGATCACCTGCATAAGCCCCACCGAAGGCGTGCCGCGCGCCCAGTTGCTGTCCCACCTGTTCACCACGGTCGGGTTTCCGCCGGACTCCTGGTTCATTCTTCGTTGGACCGTGGCCAGCCAGGTACTGGGCTGGCCGAGGAGACTCAAGGCTTGCAGGATCTGCGGAGTCCACTGAGCCACCCCGGCACCAGGGGTGAAGTTGACCGGCCCACCAGGTCCGGCGATCACCGAGGGTGGGACGTACTTCGGCAACTGCGGCGGGTGCGGGAGCCCCATCACCTCAAGAGCGTTGACATTGGTGAGATAGGCCGTCGACAGGTTGGTGAGCGCCGCGAACGCGTCAATCAACCCGCCCCGGGCGTAGCCGGGGATCATGGCGCCGTCTCCGCCGATGATGCGGAGCTTCTTCTGCCGGATCATCTCCATGGTCCCGACGCCGTAGTAGTTGACGGCATCGGCTGGTTGCATGAACTCGCCGTGGGAGCCCCACAGGGGGACCATGTCGTCCGTAGGGCCACCGGGCCCGATCACACGACCACCAGCGGCGAGACGACCGGACGAGGCGACACCGCCAGAGCCAAGACTGGAGGTGAAGATCTTGACACCGTTGATGGTCTGCTCGGTGATCGCCTGCAGATCCGCGCCAGCGACCGCGGTCACGTTGAACTTGAAATCCGGCGGGATCAGTCCCAGTTTAGTCAGGAACCCCTGGGCGGCTTCGGTGCTCATACCGAACGCCGTTGCCGTTTGGGCGATCATGGTGTTGTACTTGTCCTGCGTACTCATCCCTGTGGCGGCGATTGCCGTCCACAGTCCCATAATCTGCCGCAGGTTGTTCTGCCCTGCCTGGGTGTTGATGTCCAGGGATCGTGAGGCGTCGTCCTGCGCGTCCTTGAGCGCCAGTTGGGCCAGCCGGACCCGGTTCGCGGATCGCTCCCGCTGGTATTCGGCATCTTCGACTGCCTGATGCGCCCTCTTGAGGCTGTAGTTGGCGTCCTGGACCTGCTGCTGCGCCTTCGTCAGCGAACCCATCGCCGACGCCACCTGCTCGTGAGCGCTCCGCAACGACTCTTGGGCGGAGACAACGCCCTTCGCGCCGTCCACCCCCGCAGCGTCGGCCTCGGCGACCTCTTTACGGAGCTTCTGTCCCGAGTTCAGCGCCTCGTTCAAGGAGTTCTGCGCGGACACAATCTCCAGCGCGGCCTTGACCTTGTCCTCGTTCTCGTCGGTGATCTCCTGCGCGGCAATCGCCTTGGCGTTGGCGGCCGTGATGCCGAGCCCTTTGCCTTCCTTCAGAACGTCGAAGAGCCGGAGCCGAGCCTGCTGCTCACTGACGACTTGGCCCTCCATCTGAAGGTGTAGCTCCTTCAGATCTTGGATGGCCTGCTGTCGGGCTTCATTCAGCGCCAACTGGGCTCGACGCTCGCCCTCCTGGGCTCGGATCACCGCCTGCTGAGCTGTCCCAACCCCGGCGTAGGCGTCCCGCAGTGCCCGCTGCGCCCCGGCTAGCGAGTGCTGGGCGTCGGCCGCCGACCGCGCTGACGCGGCGTAGGAATGGTTCGCGTCGGCTAGGCTGGTCTGCGCCTGCTCAACGGCCCGGTCGGCGGCGATGAAATGCTCCTGGATTCCCGAGACCGCCTGCGCGACCGCTAGTCGGGTCGAGATGAACGCCGCCGACACATCCTGTAGTGAATTCGACGCGCCCTGGCCCGACGCAATGACGATACGGAACCCGCCCGCCACTTCACTCAAGCCGAGACCGAGAGCGGAGGCAGTCCGGGCGGCACCCATTTGGTACTCAGACGTCCGGAGCAGGTTGCTTCCGACCTGAACCTGAGCGGCGGCGAACTCCCCCGCCTCCTTTTGTCCCCGGTCAAAGATGTCGATGAGAACCTGCAGGGCTTTGCCGCCCTGTGCAGCGATCCCGAAGTCAGCCGGGAGCTTGCTAATCTTCTCGCGAAGTGCGTCCAGGGCCGGTCCGCCGTCCACAACGGCCCGGAGAATCTCCGCTTGTGATATTCCGAACAGCTTTCCGGCCGCTGCCGCCTGCTTGAACACTTCGGTAGATTGGAGAGTGGATTCCACCGCCGAACTCACCGCGCCGTGGCTGGTCTGGAACGCCGAGGTCAACGCGTCCGTCGCGGCCTTCAACTGTAGCGTGGACTCTGCCGCGTGGTCCTGGCTATCGGAGAGAAGCCCGAACAAGATCGTTCCACCAACGAGAGCCAAGCCGATGGGGCCAGCCAGCGAAGATGCCGCCGCCGCGAACCCGATGGAGGCTCGCGCGGTAGCCGCGCCCGCCACCGTCACTGCCGCGGCCGTAGCGGAAGACTGAACCGCCACGCCGCGCTGGGCCGCAATGTACCCTGCCGCCTTGGTGGCGCCGGCCTCCATGTTTGCGCCGAGGTTCAGCACCCCGGTTGCAAGGAGGTTTACTCCCGTCGTGGCGAGGCCGGCTAGCTTGATCGCGGCCCATGTCGCCAGTGCGGCAGTGCCGACCGTGCCCAGGATCGGCGCCACCGGGCCCAACACGTCGGTGACCCCGGTTACCACGCCGGTGAGCACCTGTAGACCCGCAGAGAGAACCGGAACGGCCCCGCCCGCTACGCCGGTGATCGACTCACCGACGCCTTCGGTGGCCGCGACGATCCCGCCGGCGTTCTGCGCCCAGACGTGGTTCAGGTCAACTATTACCGACGTCGCCACACCACCGGCAGCCGACACAACCCCGCCGAGCGACTGGACGCTGACGCCGAACTCGTCGCTGTGCTCGGACAACTCGCTGAGGGTCTGGCCGGCACTGGTGCCGATCTGCCCCATCAGCGAGGAGAACCCCTCCATCACCGGCAGGGAGTTCTGCATCGCGTCGGTCACGCCAGGCATGGCGTTGTCCGCCATGGCAGTGAGACCGTTGGTCAGCGCGATGATGCTGGGCCCAGCGAAGGAGAACGCGCGGTCAATCTCCGGACCGAGTTTCACAACCTCCGCACTCAGCGCGTTCCCGGCGCCGACGATCTGCGGAACGAGCTGGTCGGTGGCGTTCCGCGATGTGGCGACGATGTTGCGCCACAGCCCCTGGAAGGATTCCTGGACGTCCTTGTTGGACTTCTGGGCCAACCCCGCAATGCCGATGAAGCTCGCGCCCAGCCCACCGATGACCGCGGCCCCGGCGAACCCCGAGGTGGCGATGATGCCGGCGGCGATCTTCTGGAACCGCGTCTCCAGGAGATCGATGTTCCCGATCGCCTTGTCGGTCTTGACGTCGACCTTGACGTTGACGTCCTTGCGGTCCAGTTTGTCCAGCCGCTCAGCGAACCGCTCAACCTGCTCCGACAGCTTGATGAACGTCCGGCTCGCGTTGTCCAGCGCGATGACGTTGAAGGAGAGGTCGCTCATCGGTCACCCTCCGACTTCTTTGCCAGGGCTTCGACCGCTTCCGCATACAGGTCGAACTCGGTCAGGGTGAGAGCCTTGATATCACCGGGCCGCAAGGACAGCGGATGGAAACTGAACGCGACTAGGTACCGGTAGTAGCGCTCTCGGGGGTCGTTCCATCGGGCTGGGTAGGGTCCGGCAACTGAACCGCATCGCCCTCGCCTTCCCCCTTGTCGGCAGCCTCAGGGACGATGACGTTGAAGGTTCGCACATCAAGCTTCAGCATGTCCTGCCACCGGACCGCTTCCCCCGCGCGGCGCTTGAGCATGAACATCCACGCCGCAATCGCGTACGGATTCCCCCTGTTGAGTGCGGCGTCCATCTCGTTGAGTCCGCAGTTCGTCTTGTCGTAGAGAGCCATCGCCTCTTCGACCTTGATCTCACCGTCGAACTCATACTCGCGGTCTCCGAGCACGTACTTGACATTCACCCTGCTTCACCCTTCAAGTTCGCGTCTTATCTCTTCCATGGCATCGAGAATCGCCCGACGGAACTGCGGCGCCCGCTTCTTGATCGTGGTCGCGAAATACGGCTTGCCCTCTTGATGGACCCATTGCTCGCGGTTGCCGAACACTGGATGTCGCCAGCCTTTGGGGCTGTCCAGGTGGCGCGGCAGAGTCCGCTGGTCGGGCGGGAGCTGGGTCGAGTTCACGATGAACCGCACACCTCGCGCGGTGACCTGAAGCTTGATTGCGGACGCGATCGATCGCCGTAACCCGACCTTCCGGCGACCTGCGGATAGCTTCCGCTTGTCCGATGCGTTCGCCGTGGCGAACCGTCTCCGCTGCGCCGTCCCACCGCCCCGCGAACCGGACACTGGGAGCGTCCGCGCCGCCGTCCTCACTTCGTCGAGGACAGGTCGGCCGGCGTCGGCGATATGCTTTCGCAGGGCGGCCCGCAGGTCCCTGCGTCCCGCCTCACGAAGTCGCCTGGCCAGATCTCGATACTCCTTGACGCCCTGCGAAGAGATCGAAATCCCGGCCGTGGCCATCAGACCACCGTGGCCTCATCCGACTGGATCTTCACCTGGATCACCGGGTCAACCTCGTTGCTGTACGCCTCGAAGTCCACCGTCATCTGCACGATATCCGGCCCGCTCACCATCGGCGGAGCCGACTTGAACTTGATGGCCGGCAGGATGAACGACAGCAGGTAGTTGCTGGCGGTGGCACCGATGATCCCGCCCTGCAGGTCGATCTGTAGGGGGACGGTGGTGTTCGCCTTGAACACGTCGTAGAACTCGGTCTTGGAGAACTCCGCACTCAGCTTGCCGGTAATCGTCGGCGTGCCGTTCGGTCCGATCTGCTCGGCCTTCAACCCGGCGTTGCCGAGTCCGAAACGATCGGTCGCGAGCGGGACCTTTCCTGTGAGGGTGAAGTCCTTGACGATTGTCGCGATCGTCACACCGGAGCCGATCGTGGTCTCGCCGGCCGAGGTGGTGGGAGTGCCGCCCAGTTTGAAGTTGGTGACCTGACTGAAGTTGAACACCGTTGAGCCACTGAGATATGACGCGGCGGCAAGCGCCGTCGCCGTCGATTCGGACTTGGCGTCCACGGTCAGTTTCAGCGTCGGGATCGCCTGCTCTTTGACGCTAAACTCCCAGCCGGTGACCTTGCAGCCGGCGTAGGTGTGGGCCCGCACCGTGCCAGACGGCTCGGGCTTGCCGATCTGGAGGGTGAAGCCCAGCCCGTTGTACCCGCCGGGGGTGTGGATCTGCTTGTACGCCGTGCCTGTAATCACCGTCGTAGTGGTTGTGGCCGACGCAAGGGCGTGATGCCACAGCAGGCCCATGCCCTTGGTGGCGTGCTCCACCTCGAAGTCGCCGGTGACGTCCGAACTGGCCACCTGCACACGGTTCGCCCGCTTGAAGTACACGCCTGGACGGAGGCCCGTGGGTTCCAGGAACTTCGGGTTGAACTTCGCGCTCTCGCTGTTGAACTCGAGGAACCGGGTCACCGTGACGGGGGTTCCCCACGTGGTTTCCGACGCCAGCCCGAGTTGTGCGTCTTCTCCAGTACCGGTGGCCATATTACTTCTCCTTCACGGCCGGCGCTGCCGGCTTGTCATCGACGAACTCCCACAGGGCGTGCGGCCACGCCCTCTCCTCGTCCCCATGCGCCACAATGTAGGCGTCGGTAGGCAGAGGCTCGACGGCCTCGTCCTTCTTGGCCTCCCGCGACGTAACGAGCTGGCCGGGGACATCCACGACCTGGCCCGGCTCAACCGCGAACGCGTCCGGTGATCCTGGGCGGGCGAGGATCGTGACGGGCTGGGCATCTGAGCGCAGCCTGAACTTGGGCATGGAATCTCCCTAGACGCGGGTCTTGACGGTGATGGAGAAGACGAGCCGTGCTCCGGCTTCGTCGTTGAACAGTTGGCGGGGTTGGACTCCCGCGATGTAGGGCGAGCTGAATCCGAACGAGGGGTCGGCTCGTAGGGTGCTTTCCACTGTGGCGAACAGGGCTTTCACGCTGTCCCGACCGGACTTCACCGACTCCCCGTCGTAGGGAGCGACGATCGCACAGACGACGTCGAACATCTCGTTGCGCGCCCTCGTGCCCAGTCCGGCCCATTCCTGATCGATGTCAGCGACTTTCCAGTCACCATCAGGGTCACCGTCATATCCGACCCACACCGACGCCTGGTAGTCGCCGGTGAGCCCGGTTCCATCGAGGACAGTCAGGCCGGCAGTCTCCAGTAAGGCAATGATCGAGTCGATCGAGTCGAAGACCCGGGAGGGCATCAGGCGATCCCCGAGATAGTGGGCCCGAGTAGTTCGAGGGCCTTATTGGGAATTGAGTAGGCAAACGATGTGAATCCTGCACCGGGTGTGTCCAGCCCCGCCCTCGGTGAACCCTTCTGGCCGCGCTGGGTGTCCTGCCAGATATGCTGAACGATGATCTCCGCCGCCTTGCCATACTCTGCGGGTATCAACGTCATCCCGGCTTCGTAGGTGAACGTCACTGGACCCCACACCACAGAACCCGCGAGGACTCGCACCACGCCGCCCTCGGTAACGCTCATGTTCGCGGGGCTCCACGTGAGCCCACCATCCGCGGCCACGACGCTAGTGAGCGACAGCACTGGTTTGGTGCTGAGAACGAAGCTTTGCAGAATCCCCGGCGCTGCATGCGTGTTCGGGATACCGAGGTCCCGTTTCTCCACCACGGTCCTGCGGACTACCGCCTTGTCTAGGTGTCGTTCGACAGCTGCGGTCGCGGCCTCGACGAGTCGGCGCAGTTCTTCATCGTCGATCGTGGCAATCTTGTTTAGCTGCTCTTTTACGTCCGCAAGGGATACTAGGTATGGCGGTGCGGCAGCGCGTACGTCGAATACGTCGGAGAAGCCGCAGGAATTGACTCCGGTCGCTACCCAAGTGACGGTGTGCCGGCCCGGCATAGTTGGCGCGTAGTCCACCTGGTAGACACCGGTTCCCGAGTGAGTCACCGCCGGAGTGACCGTGGTGCCGTCGGGCTCGCCGATCGTCAACGTGACGGCGCCAGCATCAGCGAGGGCTCCGGCGGAGTCGCGAATGTTGACGGTGAGCGGGACAATGTCAGCGAGATCGAATGCCATTCATCCCCCAACCTGAGCGATTTGACGGATCGGAGGAAGGAAACGCCGCAGCTAGGCGGGGGTGAGGTAGACCCAACCGAGGTTCGTGTCGGGAGTGAACGTGACCACAGTGGACGTCCACGTCTTCTGCGAGCCGAAGTCGAGAAGGCAGATCAGGTCCTTGTTGGTGGTGGTGTTGTCGTAGATCCAGCCGTACTGGATTCCCGTCAAAGACATCGACGGGGAGACGATGTTGGAGCTGGAGAACTTGATGATGCTGGAGCCGATCTCGGTCCACACCACACCGTTGTCCGTCGCGGCGTTGTCCTTACCGGACACCGTCGTCCAGGTCGGTTCCGTAGTGGCGTGGGAAGTCCCCGCGACAGCGCACATGTACAGGTGCGCGTTGCCGGTCGTGGGGCGGACCACATCGCCCGCGACATAGGCCGTGGCCGTCGCCCAGGTTCGGCCGAAGCTGTTGGCGTAGGTGGTGGTCATCGCTGGGGAGGAGATGGTGACGCCGCCGGCCACGTATCCGGTTCCGGACGCCTCGGATGCCGAGATGTCGCCGTACACCGCAACACCGGTTAGGTCGGCGCCCGGGGTGTATGCGGTGGCCATCAGCGCCAGTTTCAGAGTGTCCGTGGCCAGGACGATGGCGTCGGAGGCGCCGCCGGCGAAAGCCTTGTTGAGAATCGTGGGCGCCCAACGGTTAGCCATGTGCTGCTCCCCTAATCGAGGTTTATGGATTCACCGGGCGCATGCCGGCAACGGTGCGATCCTTGGGATTCATGACCGAGGTCGTCCGGGAAACCGGGCCCATCGAGCCCCTGGTCACCAACTGCACCGCGATGTTCTGCGCGCCGCCGAGGGCCCACGCTTGGCCAATGACCGCCAGCACGACGACGCTCGGCGTCACCGCTCCGGTACCACCCCGGCCACCGCCAGGCGTTGCTGCTGCACTCGCCGTGCCTGTAGGGGTGACCGTGCCGCCTGCACCCGAAGCGTTCCCTGCCGCCGCGGTGATGGCGGCAGCGGCAGTGATCGAACTTCGGCCGGAGCCGGCGCTGCCGCCTGGGATTGCGGCCTGCAGGGTAGTCGCAGTTGCGGTGGTGGTCGACCCGTATCCCAGCGTTCCACCCGGCAACGCCGAGATGGTTGCCGTGCCGGACAAGGCCGATTGGGCTGCGGCACCCAGTGTGGCCCCCGCCGATGGGGAGATCGTCGTCGTGCCTGTGACCGCTTGTGAACCGGCCGCCGCAATCGCTGGCCCCGGAATGGCGGCCTGGAGTGTGGTGGCGGTGGCGGTCGTCTGACCGCTCCCACCCAACGCCGCCGCCGGGAGGCTGGCGGTTGAGGCGGTGCCAGTTGGTGAAGGTGTTGCGCCTTGTCCGATCCCGACGTTGGATGAACCAGTCACTGTGGCGGCGCCCGCGATGGAGGTGCCGGCGCCTTGCGCCACGGTGGGGCCAGCCGAGGTCGTGATGCTGCTCGCGCCGGAGCAGGTAGTGGTGCCTCCGGCCCCTACTCCACCGGAGCCTGCTGTCGTGATGGTCGCGGTGCCAGTGGCAACCACTATCGGGCCGGAGCCTGTTGCCCCGCCGGGGATAGCTGTCTGAGTTGCGGTTCCGGCTGCGGCGGTGAAAGTTCGGCGGGGACGCTGAAGGAGGCTGTAGACCGGGTCCGCGGCGAACAGCGGCATCAGATCACAGCTCGCGGACCCAGAGGGTGCCGGAGAGGGTCAGGTCGTCGGCCACCGCAGTGGTCAACCGGACATACATGCCGGTGTTGGCCTGGGATACCTTCGGCCGCATCGCCTCGGGGAAGACGAGGTTCAGCCCGGCGCGGACAGGGAAGTTGTCTGCGATCAGGGTCACCGACGTGCCTGCGGTGGCGGGGGTTGAACCCACCGTCTCGGCGGTGAACGATGCAGCGCCGTCGCTGGGGTCCAGCGGTTGGGGCGTGGTACTGGTGCCGTTGCTGGAGGTGGTGTTGCCGCGGACGATGGCGTAGGCCAACATCTCGTCCTGCGCGTCCCCAACCTCGCTCTTGTTGCTCAGCAGGATCGCGACGATCTCGAGCGGCTTGTCGTCGGCGGGCACGAGCTCGAACAGGTCGTAGTCGCCGGATGCGGCGGCGATGGTCTGCTGGTCGAAGACGACGGTATAGACCCCGCGCTGGGCAGCCATGGTTTCTCCTCACAGGTCGAGCAGTGCGCCGATCCGTGGCCGGCGGGAAAGGATCGCGGAGGTTCCGGCGCCGCCACCGGTTGTTCCGATTAGGCCGCCGATCCAGGCGGTGGACTTGTCACTGCCGGTGCAGGTGGCTTCAACGTCCCCCGACCCGCCCGCGGACGCCTGGTCGCGGGTGCACAGCACCATCACGTTCTCGAGGGACTGCTGCTGCTTGGTGAATACCGGTGACGTGTCGGCGGTGAACGTGCCGCCGCTCCAGTTGGTGACCACGTGGATCAGCAGCCGGTCTGCGCCCAGCGTGGTCGTGCTCACCGTCGGCGACACCGTGACGTTCGATCCTGCCGAGTGAGCCGAGCCGGTAGGAGAATCGAACGGCGTCCCCGACGTGACCATGTTGTCGATGCGCGCCGTGAACGCTGCGGCGAACGTCGAGCTCGTCCACGTGGGAGTGACGTTCCCGGACTCTGATCCGCTTGCCCGATGCCACGCCACGTGCAGGCCGTGGCTGGTAGGCGAGACGTTGATCGGTGAATTCTCGGCCTCTTGCCATCCGCCCGGCCACGTCATGGTCTGCGCGGTGCTGTCCAGAAACACCAACGCCAGGACACCCGAGAGGTTGACCACGCCGCTGGGGAGCGGGATGGCCAGAGAGGTAGACGAGCCCTCGACGTTTGTCCCGAGAGAACCGATCGAGGGCAGCGCCACCGACTACTCCGGGAGGACCTCGGTCAGCGGGTCATACTTCGGCACGAGCCAGTAGCTCCAGGGGTGGGAGTTCCCCGGCACGCCGAGCGGCTGCCAGGAACCCTCAGCGGTCAGGTCCGGCTCGAGCGTGTAGCGCCGGACGGCCGACTGGTCGGTTGTTACTTGCATCGTCACCGAATCCGGCGGGCTCTCTCCCCACACCCACGGCTCCGGGGGGTTGTTCGGGTCCTCGAAGGCCCAGGCGCGCGGCTCGGTCATGTGGGTCATTCCCCCGTCTGCTGTTGCGGCTGTGTACGGCGGCCCCTAGGGGCCTCCCGGCGGGCGCGCTCCTGCGCCGCGTCCTCGGTCGCTGGGGGCTCGTGGCCGCGCACCTTCAGTTCCGCGTCGACCTGTTCGATCCGCTCGGTGTTTCCCTGCCGAGTGAGAGCATCCCGCTCCCGCAGCAGAGCGGCGATCTGCCTGTCTTCCGACATGTGCCGTCAACTCCAGTGAAGATGGACCGGGCGGACAGCCCAGTCGATCGGTACTTCCTTGGACACGTGGTGGTAGTGCCACATGGAGAACTCGCAATCCCCGAAGTGGCTCGCCCACCCTGAACTGATGAACCTGCGGATCAGGTCACGGGGGAGATGGATCATCCCCAGGCCAAACAGGTTGCAGATCGGCGCACCCTCGAGCACTGGCCGTGCGCCGGCTGCCCCGGGCCCGTCGCCCTCCCAGTCTCGGTGGGCCCAAATGCCGTTGGGAGTGTAGATCCGGTAGGGAGCGACCAACACGGACTCGGGATGCTCGGCGGCGCGGACCTCAAAGAGGTCGAGGTCTTCCTTGGCGACCGCCATATCCCATTCGAGCAGCAGGATGTCGTCGTCCAACTCGGATAGGGCATTATAGTCGTGGTTGGCGATAACTAAGCGTTCGAGATGGTCGACCACATAACTACGTCCGGTCGGGATCTTGACCGGCCAGGATCGGACGATCCTCAAAACACGTGCAGGGTAGCCGTGTTGGTGACGTTCGTGTTCGCGCTGTATGTAAGCCGCAACTCTCGCCATGGATGGTTGGGGCGGAGGATTTTCCGTACCGTCGTCGCCGTGGTGATCGCGAACGTCGCCACCGACGGCGTCTCCGGAGCAGCGGCGTCCGCGTACGCGACGTTGAACCAGTCGGTGCCGTCCGCGCTGCCTTCAATGGCGTAGGTGCACGTCGGTGTTGCGCCCACCGTGGTAGTGATGGTGAGCAACGCGGTTCCGGTGGAGCCGCCGCGATCGGCCACGTTGGTCGACTGACCGTTGCCGGTTTGCGCCGAGGATAACTGGGCGACGTTCGGCCCAGGTTTGTCCGGCGCGCTGACAACCAGCGTGGCCATCGCGATCAGCTCCTGTTCGGCTCAGAAGGTAGGCGTGCTGAGGCCGGTGCCCGAAATGGACTGGACCGCATTCGAGTAGCGCCGGAACGAGAAGGCGAAGTACCCGTACACCACCAGCAGGACGCCGAGGTTGGCGGCCTTGGGCTGCTCGGCCCGGATGAACACCGGGGCGTTGGGGTCCTCCCACAGGTGACACTCGTCGGAGCACACCACGTAGATGATGTCCTCGTTGGTGCCGGTGCCGCCGTTGGTGACGATGTTGTTGTCCACCACGACCGGCATGCCGTTGGGCAGCACCCCTCGGAAGCCGGTGCCATAGGCGGCGGCGGTGTTCGTGCCGATGGCCCGCGGGTCCACGCCCGGCTGGGAGATCAGCGGCCACGTGCTGGTGAGCTGGCTGTTGAGCCAGTGCCAGCGCCGCGAGTGCATGACGACGTGGGTGGGCTGCCCGAAGGTGAGCAGCGCCGCCTCCACACCGGCGGCGGCGGCGAGGATCTTCGGGTACAGCTCCGCGCCCGTCGGTGTGGCGTCGGTGTAGGTGGTCGTGGTGGCCAGCGCCGCCAGACCGACCGTCGCCTTGTTGATGAGCATGGAGTCCTTGTTCGTGGCGTAGCGCCGGTACAGGTCGCCCAACGTGACGTCCTCGATGCCGGTGCCGCGCTCGATCGCCTGCCGGGACAGGGTCTGCTGGCCGGCCGCCGTCAGGACGTTCTCCGTGAGCAGGGTGTCGTCGATGTCCGTCTCGGACACCGCCGAGTTCTCCGACGTCTGCTCCGCCACCGAGGTAGCGGTGGTGATCCGGGAGATGTTGACCGTCATCCCGTCCGGAGGCAGCGGGTGCGGGTTGCAGATGTCCGCGAACGGCGACATGTTCGCCACCGCGGGCGCGTACATGTCGGTCAGGTACTGCGGCACCACGAGTCCGGTGAATGCGCCCGTGCCGGCCGCGCGAGTGAGGTACTGCGGGCGCTCGACCCGCTCCTCCTGCATGTGCCGGTTGAGTCGGTGCTGCGACTCGGGGTTGCCCATCAGCCACGACGCGGCCACGTCCCGCAAGAACAGGTCGCCACCGGGGTCGGCCTCTCGGGAGTACGTGCGCTCCTCGCGGCCGACGCGGGCCACGCGGTCGTAGGCCGGCTTCGTGGAAGCGGCCGAGGTCGGAGCGCGGTGCTCGATGTCCTCGGCGATCTCCAGTTCCTGCTCCTTCGCCTGCCTCGCGCTGGCCAGCTTCTGGCGGATACCGACCAGGTCCTCCTTGCACCGCTTCGCGGTGGCGAAGAGCTCATCGACGCGGGACTGCTCGTCCTGCGACAGGTTGGCCCGACCCTCCTGGTCGGCCAGGGAGAGGATCATGGCCACCTCGGCGTTCGCCTTGTCGCGGCGCTTGAGGGTGGCCTCCTCTTCCACTTCGATCTTCGTGAGCAGCTCGTCGAGCTTCACGGCACTCTCCACTTCGGGTAGTCACGGAAATGGGTGCTCGCGATCCCGGTCTGACTGCCGTCCATGCGAGTGGCCACCGGTCTGACTGCCGGTGGGTAATGCGCCCGGGTACCGGTCTGAGTGCCGGCGCCAGGAAGTCTTCAGTCTTCGAGCATCGCCAGGCGAATGCGGGCCAGTTTCACGCTCTGCCCCGTGCCGACGTCCTCGGCGATCCGTGTACGGATCTCGTCCAAACTGGGCGTCCCTGCAGTCTCTTGCTCTACCTCGCCCCGCCCCTCCGGCTCCGCCTCGTCGTCGTTCGCTTCGCGGGCGTCGAGAGACGATTTGAGCTCCTCAACGACGGCCCGCTGCGCCCCTTCCGGCAGCAGCCGCACATCGTTCACGATCTCCGACTGCCGCGCGGCCACTGAGGTGTGAGGCGAGGCGCCGTAGTTCACCGCTGACACATCACCGCGGTCCAGATCCACCTTGTGGATGCGGAACTCGGTGAAGTCGTCGCTCCACTCGCCGTCATCGATGCGGAACGCGAAAGACATCTCAGTGACATCACGGTCCTCAATCGCGGTCACCAGATCCCGAACGTCCGTCCGCTTCGGGTTGACGTAGGCCAAGGTCTTAAGACCCTTGCCATCCGCCAGAAGTTCGAGGGAACCGTTGGTGGTCCGGGCCATCGTGACGCCGCGGTGGTTCACCAGATACGCCACATCCGGGTTCTTCGACAGGGTCTCGTCGAACGCGCCCTGAGAAACGACCTCGTCGTACTCGCCGAAGATGTCCCACATGCGGTACTTCTTCTCGACCACGGAGGCGTAGCCCTCGAGCTTGATCCGCTCCTGCTCTTTCCAGATCACCGTCGAGGCACGCATCTCCACCCCGAAGGCGTGCGACCGGGCGGTTCCGTTCGGCACCTCGCCCGGGTTCGCCTGCGCCGCTGCGGCACGACGCTGCAGCATGCGAGCACGGTCGGTCATGGTTCCTCCGGTCATTGCGGATTGGGGCTGGAGGTCGCGGGTGAGGCCTTGGGCGGCCAGAAGTGGTCGAACTCGGCGATCTGCTCCGGCGTAAACGGCTCAAGGTCTTCCAGTGCACGGGCCTCAGACGGGGCGATCTGACGGGATTCGATCTTGAGGCGCAGCATCTCCGCCCTAGTCTTCGGGTCCATCCGAAGCAGCGCATCGGAGTTAAGCTTCACGTAGCGCGGTTTGGGCGTGAGTTTCCCCAACGCTGTTTCGCGTCGGAGCACAGCAGGTCCGATGTGCATGATGAGCAGCTGCAGGTTCCGCTCGGTGATCGACGCATAGGTGATGTGGCCGGAGCGCACCACCGCGTCGATCAGATCCCCTGGACAGTCGAAGAACCGGGCGATGTCTCCTATGCCGTACTGCTTGGCTTCCAGGAACGATGATCCGGCCGCCTCGGACTGCAAAAGGTTCAGTTCCCAGTCCGAGCCGGATACGAACAGTCCGCCCTGCTGCACCGAGGCGGTGTAGCGATCCTTGACGTTCTGCGCCTGGTCGCTGGTGAGCGTCTTAGCGGTGTTCTTCAGATGCTGGGCCGGCACGCCGCCGTTGCCGAACCAGTCCAACGCGAAGTCCTGAATGGACAGATACTCACTGATCGACCACGCGGCGTACGCCACCGGTGAAAGGCCGATCGGAAGGCCGGACACGGTGTACTGCTTCTCGTGCCAGACCTCGTCCGGGTAGTACAGCTTCCCGCAGATCCGCCACTGCCAACCGTCCGGCGTGCGCTCCGTCTGCTTCGCGGGAACCACGGCGCAGTCGCTGATGGGCTGCAGGTCGATGCGAGCCGGCAGTCCGCTCGCGTGTACTTCCGTGATCAGGCCCACGCCGTTCCCGGCCCGGTCCAAGTCGACCTGGCTTGAGTACAGCCACTCCTGCGTATCGACCCGCGGTCCCCCCGGCAACACAAGCACCGGAGGTTTCGGAACCTCAACCCGGTGGCCAAGCACGTTGCGATACACGTCGACCGGCATCGTCGATATGAGGTTCGCCCGCAACCGCAGGCACGCCCACACCGCCGAGTGCCGCAACGCCGTGTCGTTCGTGACTGCGGCACGACCCGAAGTCGCGCCGATCCGCCGGATGTAGTCCTCGGCAGTCATTCCCTGGAACGACCGCCACTGTCGGCCGAACAGGCTCACGGTGAACCCTTGCGGAACCTCGCCAGGAACCGGCCCGTGCCTCCGTCAATAACCCGCACGCCGAGAAACACCACGCCACCTCCGCATGCGATAGACCAGCCCGCGATCAGCGGCCAGAGGCCACACAGGACACCAGCGGCCAGAAGGAGCAGGGCCAAGGCGTCAAGGGCGGTCGTGACGTGTTCCTCAACGCCCATCAGTACACGGACTCCATCACGTCGTAGTCGTTGGTCACCAGATGTGCCCACGCCTGGTAGAGCCATTTCGCAACGGTCACCGAGTTCAGCGGGGTGATATCCCCGCCCGAGTCCTTCCGGGACCAGGTGATCGAGTCGGTTCCCTCGCGGGCCATCGCCGACGCGACCGCCGCGTTGAGTTCACGCTGGCCGATGTGCCGGGCTCGGTAATCCAGCGCTCCATCGGTGCCGGCAATCGGCCGGCAGACGGTGAGCATCTGGCCGGTCGCAGCCGACATATCCGCACCAGCGACCACCGCGACGTTGCCGCGGGCGGGCTCCTCCGGCTTCTCGGGCCGCAAGAACTTCTGCTTCGTCAGTTCGGCCTCAAGGGCTGCGTAGGTGTTGCGGCCCATCGCGTACCCGACCGGGTTCAGAATCTCCCGCAGCTCTACCAGCCGGTCCGGTACCCAGTCGATCCCAGGCCGGCAGTCCATCAACTGCATGTGCTCACGACCATCGGCACGAATCCCGAACAGGGCGATCGACGCCGCGGCCTGCTGCGGGTTGAGATCCACACCGATCGTGACGTCGCCCTCGCGCCGAGATTCCACATCGGTCATCTGATGCCATGCAGCGGCATCGATATCGCCGCCAGTCAGTGGCGGGTCCTCATGCCACCCCAGACGTTCCCGGCCGAACTCCTGTACGGGCAGCGCGCGCCGCTCGGCCCGCAGGTACTCCCACGTGATCCGATCCCCAGCGGTGTGATTCGCCTGCCCGATCAGCGCCTCATTGTCGAACGCGCAGCTCGGCGATCCCACGGTGTGCTGGCAGACCCTGCCCAGTTCGCATGGGGGCTCTTTCCATGACCCGGGAGCACAGAACTCGATCCAGATCAGCGACAGATCGCCGCCCTTGCGCCCCCGGTCCTTCAGTCGATGTAGCTGGTCGGAGGTCTGCAGTGCCGCGCTCGAGCCGTAGTTCACTTGCGGATCGGGCCTGGCCGAGAGGGTCGGCATCAGTGCGCCCATCGCCGCAGCCTGCAAGAACAGGGCCTCGTCCATGACGACCCGCTTGCCGCCTAGGCCACGACCGCCGCCAGAGGAGCGGGCCAAGAACTCAAGCAGCGCGCCGCTGTGGAGCTCGATGGACTCCTCGCCGTGCGAATACGAGATCCTCTTGACCCGTTTCGACAGTTCCGGTGCGGTCTCGATGCAGGTGCAGAAGTCGCTGAACGCATCCCGAGCGGTCCGGAAGATGTGGGCCGTCCACACGATCCGGTCCGGCGGAAGGAGGAACAGGTCGAAAAGCGTCACCGGGAGCAGCACGCCGCCGGTCTTGCCGTTCTGTCGCGGCTCGACGATCCCGGACTCAAGGGCAACCCATCGACCGCCGGGACCGTAGGAAAGCATCGCGTCGACCGCGAGGCACTGCTCCTCATCAAGCTCGCGGCCGGCCATGCGAGCGATGTCGATGGCCTCGTCGCCGTACGACCCGACCCTGGGCGGGACCCAGAAGTACGCGGGCTCGATCACGGGGGCGCCTCCGGCCTTAAGTTACCGGCCGGTATGAGTGCGACCAGCGCGTTTGCCGAAGGATCGATCTTGCTAGGCGCCTGTCGCTTTGCGCGTGCGTCGTGCCGACAGCTCGTCCAGAGCGTCGGCATGCCGGTTCGCGCCACGTAGCGCGACCTCCATTGCGGCCCGCAACTCCCGGGACAGCGCGGCGGCGCCTGCAGCGGTGTGCTGCCCGTTCGCGAACAGTGAAGCGAGGAGCATCACGTGCGCCCCGTCCGGCGTATTCAGCCGGTCCGCAGCCCTCAACTGCTCCTGGTACACCCGCTCGAGCCCGTCGGACGGCTGGTGTTCCGCCGAGGACTCGATGATTGGCACGACTGTCGGCTTCATCGGATCGGGAAGCGTGATGATGCGCGGGTTCTTGCGGTTTCGGGGCGGCCGACAGGTCACGCAGAACTTTCGCGGGCGCGCCGAGCCTTGCTGAGGCGGGATGGTCGCCCCGCAGTCGGGGGTTTCGCAGACGCGCATGTCGCCTCCCTACCCGATCAGGGCGAGTTGCTCCCCGCCTCCAGCGGCTCCCTTGATGCCATTGCACCGGTAGTGCGCCAGTTGGACGTTCACTCGGAGGTCACTGCCGCCGCGAGCCAGCGGCACGACGTGATCTACCACGGGTGCGTGTGGATGCGGGACGCGTTTGGTCATCTCGACCCTCACTCGACAGAGTCCGCACCGGTAGCCGTCACGCGCTGCGATCTCGGCCAGTGAGTACGGCTCTGTCCCGGCGCTCCGCTTCTGCGCGCGGCGCCGACGGTTCTTGCGCTGCCACCGCTCCCGCTCTGCAGCAGCACGCGCCTCGGGCGTTTCGTGAACTAGGAAGCCTCTGCCCTCGGCGTTCCTGAGCTTCTGGCCGCACGAGAACGAGCATGTCCGATGCGCCTTGCCTGAGGTGGGCCTGAAGCAGGCCCGGCACCATTCGCATACCCGTTCCGGCCGGATTCGACCCGGCGGACTGGCAGCCCTTCGCGCCGCGCGACAAGCACGGCAGCGGCGCTCGCCTGCAGGTAGCGAGGTGGTTCCCGACCAGAGCAGCGCGCCGCATCCAGCGCACGGGCAGTCCGGTCGTCGCGGCATCGTGCGGCCACCCCCCTTTTTCCAGGCCGAGAGGCGGCTTAAATACCCGACGGAGAGGGTTATTCGAGAGACGTGGGAGCGAGGTCAACCGATGTGGATCTTAAAAGATCATCACTAACACCGTCATTTGATCTTCAGTGATCCACTTCTCACCGAGTTCACACCGCCCTTGGGTCCACCACAAGCCGGTGCTGCTCGACGCTCACCCACTCAGGGTCCAACGTCGCTGGATTCAAGTCGTTCGGCCAAGGGCTGTACCGGTGGTACCAGACCCCGATGGCCCTCCTGGTACCCGAGGGGCGCTGGGCCTCGACAGCGGGGCGCTTGCACTCCGTCTCGCCTGGGTTGAGCAGGTAGGCCTGGGCGTGCCACTGCTGGGCTAGCCTGGCCCGCTGCGCTGGTCGTGGTGCTGTCCTGATGACCCACGCGGTGCCGTCCCTAGGGGTAGCGAGGGCGTGAGCTACGGCTGTCTGCATGTGCTGCTCGGCCATGGTGCGGTAGGGCTCGGGGTGTTGCCACCAGACGGGTGAGCCTAGGGCTCTGGCCATGTCGTCGTAGTCCAGCACCACGTCCGCGGGCTGGGCTAGGTGGTGGGCCAGGGTGGTCTTGCCGGAGCAGGGCGGGCCGCACAGTAGGACGATGCGCATGCCCAGCCTCCGTCTTAGCCTCCCAGTGTCAGCTCCACCTGGTCGCTATCCGTGGTGACCTTGCCCCGGTGTGACACCTCGACCTGGTAGAACTCGGAGTGCGGTGCTGTCACGGTGAACGCGAACCAGCAGGTGTTGGACCGCTCGGTGTCGTCGGTGGGTTTCCAGCCGCGGTCATCGCCGCGGCTGAGTTGCCCGGTTGCGATAATCGCACCCTTGCCGTCGTACACCGTGACCGGGGCGCCTTCGGTGATGTCCGAATACCCGCCCTGCCCCATGCACAGCCCCGCGCCGTCGTGCAGCGTCTTGCCGTGCAGCGTCAGGGTGCCGCGGAGGTCCACCTTCGCCGGGCTGGCTGCGGTGCTAGGCCACAGCAGCAGGGCCGCGCCGCTGCCGATGATGGCGAGCGCGACGAGTCCGGCGATGAGTTGGGTCCGACTGATTGTGATCACTATCCGCCTCCGCTCGATGCTCCCCTGTATGCATCGCTGTGCGGATGGTAGACGTGTTGGGCTAGCGGATGGTTGCCGTCTCATCGCCGGTGTAGCCGACCGCATCGAACTCGACACGCTATACGAGGCCGGCGTCTACGACTAGCGAGCTGCGCTTCCTCGGCTCGAGCGCCGTACATGGCAGGCCGAGGGAGCAGGCGCAGTCCTCCGCTGCCAACCCGCGCAGAGTGTTGCTGCGGGCCGTGTTGCAGCGGATGTGCGCCAGGCGGCAGTTGGCTCGCGAGTTCCCCGGTCCGCCGTGCTGGAGCTGGATCAAGTGGTCAGCGGACCGGGACCACGGCGTCCCGGGCGGGAGGGTCTGGTCCACCCAGTCCGAGCAGAGCCAGCAGTGGGTCTCCTCGCGGAACACGACGGCCTGGATGGTGCGCCACGGCCTCCCCACTCGTCCGGCGGTTTGGCCTCGGCAGCGGCTCACGGGTCGGCCATGACGCGCGGTCCCGGGAAGGGTGGACGGCCAGGCGTGTGTTTCGCGCACACCAGCAGTACCGCTTCGTGAGCCTCAGAGTCCGGGTCGATCAACGGGACGTTGTGCACCCTCACCAGGTATGCGGTCGTGACGGGTGCGCCGCAGCAGCCGTCCTCTTGGTGAGTGCCAGCGGGCCAGCCGCAGGTCAGGGCCATCAGACCGTGGCGTATCCGGGAGTCATCTCGCACCCACATCCCACCGTCGGGCGGATCACCACCATGGAAGCGGTGATGGTCCAGTGGGGGCAGTACCAGCACGGTGCGCCCGCCCACTCGTCGACGGAGCGGGAGACCGCCAGCGTGCCGCGGTTAAAGGCTGCCTCGATGTCGGCGACGGGTTCGTCGTCCTCGTAGAAGTCGCCGGGCTGGATCATGCGGTCGCCAAGTTTCGGCGGACCTCATCGAGATAGCGCCAGCGATCCCGGCAATGGCGGGCGTCTGCCAGGGCGTTGTGGTATCCCGAGTCCTGCTCAGGCAACATCTTGGTGACGCTGAGTCGTCGGGCTTCCTGCTGGATGTCGTGGGTGAACATCGGCATGCCCTCGGGCAGGTCGATCATCGTCCCCCACAACTGGCAGAGGACCACGTGGTCGTAGGCGCCGTAGTCGGCCCACAGTTCGATCTGGGCCAGCGGGTGCGGGTTGATGAACGACACCACCGCCGAGGCGATGTGGTCCTTCGGCTTGACCAGCGGGTCGGCGAAGTCCACCAGCCACGACTTCGGCATGTGCAGCCGCCGGTCCCCGTGTCCGTGAGGCAGCGAGGGAACGACGTTCTCCATCAGCCACGGTTGCTTCTTGATCCGCTTCCAGGGCGCGTCCTTGTTGACGGCGTAGTACTCGCGGCCGTCCTCGGCGACGATCCCGATCGAGATCAGCTCGATGGTCTTCCCGTCCTCGAGGAACTCGGTGTCGTACCAGAACCTCACTACGCCTACTCCCCTGCTAGCTGGATCGATGGAGGTTCCCGGTGCTGCCGCCGTCGGCTTCGGGGTAGTGCCGGGACAGGACGTCGATCGCCGTGTCAACGGCTCCACCCTGGCCGGATGGCTCGCCGGGGACGTTCTCCATGATGAAGTCGGCGAGGCGCTCGATCTGGCTCTTCAATGACTCGGACATCATCATCCTCGGTTCTGGGGTGGTGTTCCTAAGTTAGGAGGACGGTGAGGAACACGCGGCCTCAGCCATGGCGTCGTTCACCACGAAGACCTCGACGCCGCTCCCGAAGAACAGCACCTTGACGCCCTCCGGCAGGTTGTCCGTGAGGAGAGCGCGCAGGCGGTCCATCTCTGCTTCGCTCGGCCGGCCAGGCAGCTTCACGCACAGGGTCTCGCCTGGCTTGACATCCAGTCGGCGGATGGACTCGACCTCGATGGTCTCGCTCACGTACTACTCCCTGCAGTAGCAACGGTCACCCTTTGAGGGAGCGGATCGCCTCGGCTATCCGTTCCAGATCCCTCAGGCAGCGGTTCAGCACTGTCTGATCGTGCGGCTTTGGTGCGGGCGGCCCCGGCTGCCCGAGCGTGACCCGTCCGAAGGCAAGCCACGCTGGGTCGACACCGAGGATCTCCGCGATCCGTTCCGCGTCCACTACGAGCGGGCGCTGCCGGTCCGCCTCCATGTTGGCGATTGACGACCGCGTCATGTCGATCTTCTTGGCGAGGTCGTCCTGAGTCAGGCCCGCAGCCTTGCGGCAGTGGCGCAGGCGGGACCCGTAGGTCTCGGTCACGCGTCGGCGCCGTAAGCCGCGTCCCGGGCACGGCGCAGGGCGCGGATGAGGCGGTTGATGCCCTCGCGGTCCAGTGTGGCGAACCAGCCGGTCATCTCGTACTCGCCGGTGGTCTCCCCGCCCGCCAGGAACCGGAACGGGAACTTGCCGTCACCACCAACGAACGGCGCGGCGGCGTTGGTCGTGCCGATCTGCACGTCCTTGCCAGCGTCCCAGCCGACCACAACGCGCATGTCGTCGACGAGCGCGCAGTTGATGTTCTCCTTGGGCATGATTCCTCCATCACGGATTCGGCCCATCACGGGCCCCTTTTTGTTACGAGAGAGCGACGCTCAGCAGCATGGACTGCAGCCGGGCAGCCAACGAAGCACGCCGCTGGCACCACACCTTGAACTCCCGGCGTGACCCACGGTCAAGGGCCCGGTCGATGCGGGCGTCGGTGTCCAAGAGCTGGATGTGGAGGCCGGCGATCTGGGCTGAGGGAGTGGCGGTTGCAAGCATCGCACCCCCTGAAGTGGGGAAACTGGACCGTAGGCGAGCCGGCGGTCACGCCGGTCCGTGCAGGACACGGGTCAAATCGGCCGGGGTCACATCTCCCGACCACCGCCCGTCGTCGAACAGGTGCAACCCAGCGCGCACATACACCGCATCGATGAGCTGACTGCACAGCATGTGGCCGCTGTCGGCAATGAACCGGCGGAGGTGTGGAGCGGGGATGTGGAACCGGTGCAGCGCCAAGCTCAGGTAGTCCAGCCACGAGTACGGCGTCCCCACCAGAGTGCGTGCTGCGGCCACCAGATCGGCCCGCTGAGCGTCTGTCAGGTCCCAGTCCGAGTACACCGCGTTGGTGCCGTCGTAGTTGGACAGGGGAACGATGCGGGCACCGCCGGGTTCGGCCTCCAGGACCTCGCCGTTGTCCAGGACGAGGAAGGCGTGGTGGAAGTCGCTGAAGCCGTCGCCGAGGAGCCACTGGCCGAGGCGGACACCGAAGCCCGCGATGCCGGAGATGGAGACCAGGCCGAAGTCGCCGGGGAGCGGGGGCATCGTCAGTCGCCGTCCCAGCCGTGCTTGACGAGCCACGCCAAGTCGTCATCGGTCAGGCAGGCGAGCTTGCCGGCTCGATCGTCCCGGTTGGCGCAGTCCTGGTAGAGGCCTTGCATCCAGCGGCATCGGCCGCCCCGCCGGCAGCGTCCGCAGCCACAATCAAGCAGCCGAGGGTCGAGCCACGTGAGGACGCCCACACCTGGCGGGCTCGGCAACGGGGGCATCGTTCACCCCCTGAGACGGGCGGACCCCGGAGCGGTTGGCGCCACTCCGGGGTCCTACTTGGGCACGCGGGCGAGGACGGGAGGGTCTAGGCGGACTGCCAGGCTCCGTGGGTCACGAAGCCGTGCAAGCCGCAATCAGGGCAGAGGATCGATGCGGTGATCGTGACCGGATCTAGCGAGTGGACGATGTGCCCGGGGGCCAGCGCTGGGGCGACGATCTTCACGAACTCGCCGTCCGGCTCCTGCGCGTCAGGCCATCGGGAGCAGACGTGCCGCACGCGGACACCGTGGGGGTTCCGCTCGTCCGGCTCGGTGAGCAGCAGCGTGACGTTGCCGCCCACGTCGAGAGCCTGCTTCACCGCTGTGTGGTCGTAGAGCTCGTGTTCCATGGTGCCCGCCTTTTGTTGAGCACCCTCGTCCGGCGGCTAGACGACGAGAGTAGGCGGCCGGCGTAGCACACTCCGCCTGGTCCCCGATGGAACCGGCAGCAGACCTTCCGGCCTCGTGGCGCACTCTGGATTCGAACCAGAACGGAGGCGGTTTACAGCCGCGCCGACACAGCCAGCGCTGTGCGCCGTGGGAGACCCGGCCCGGCTAGCGGACTGGGTGGGTGAGAACGCGCGTCCTACAGAGACAGTTCGCGCACGTTACTAGCTTCAGGGTGGACAAGGGTCCGTGTCAACTCGCCACGCCGATTGGCGGGAACAGCACTCGTGCGCATTCGTCGCGGTCGTACATCGCCCGGCCCTTGTAGGACCCGACCGCCGTGCAGCGGCGCTGCACGGTCCGGACGGATACTTCGGCCCACGCCGCGAGGGCATAGCGATCCATGAGACAGCCGTCGTCCTCGTAGAGCACGTGGAACTCGTCCGGCCATCCCTGCTGCATGGCGCCATGGTAGATCAGGCCGCCGAGCCGTCGTCCGACTTGGTGGTCAACGTCTGCCCGAGCAGGAGCCACCGTCTGCGGTCCCACTCCTCCTTGCATCCCCGGCACTTGATGACGTCGCCCTCGACCGGGGCCCAGAGGGGCGTCTTGCACTCGACCCACTCGTCGTCTCGCTCGACCATCACCTTGCAGGTGCCGACCTGGCGGGGCTTGTGGATGCCGTTGAAGTCCCGCAGCTCACCGCGGACCTCCCTCAGCTCCTTCCACATGTCGTCCACCCACGGTTGGCGGGTGATGAAGTCCAGGCGCTTGACGAGCAGCCTCACCTCGCTGGTGACCGTCGCGCAGGTCGCTGGCGGTGTCATCCCGACGTCCTCGCGGACCATCCGAGCCCACGACTCCAAGACGACGAGGGGATTGTGGTAGCGGGAGTCCTCCGTCCACGTGGTGCGCTTGTCGGTGAGGACGATGGTGGTGTCGTTGGCCGGTGACCGTGAGCCGAAACCGGGGGCTCGGCGGGCGCCGTCCGACACCTGCGGGAGCAGGGCGCCTGGAGCGGCGACGGTGGCGTACAGGGTCAGGATCTCGCCGAGGCATTCCCGGATCAGGTCCACGCACCGGTCGCAAGTGACGTAACCGGCAGTGGCGCGACGGGGCGGGTTCTTTGTGCACGTGACGCACTGGACCCGCTTCTCGACACTGCCGGCTTTCGAGTCGGGGTGCAGGTAGCCGCATCCCCCGTCAACGGAGCACGTGGCGTAGGCACCCATGCCGTGGCACTGGCACACACATGACAGCGCGTTGTGGTCCGTCATCGGGTCTCCGCTCTGCGGGGTGGGGTCCGGGGAGGACGTCCTCGGCGGCTCTCGGCCCACCGCCGCAGTCGCGCGACCTCAGCCTCCGTGTGATGGCTGCGCTTGGTTTCGCACGGCCACTGCTGCAGGCATACAGCGCACTGGACGAAGATCGGCCACCAGTCCCCACAGCACGTCTCAGGGTCCGGGCAGTAGAAGTACTTCGGGTGGTGCTGGGTCTCCTGGGAGGTCATGGGGACTCCATCCGATCCGAGATGAACCTCCACACCGGGCACGGCCAGGCTTCCGGCACGTCGTCGCCGTCGATCTCGCCGGGCGATCGGGGGCATTCAGGGCAGTCGGCCCACAGCCCGTCGCGGTCGGGCCGGTGGGCCTCGATCAGCGCCCGCAGGATCGGATGTGGCGCGTGCTCCAAAAGCCAGGCGTGCCGCTCACGTAAGGCCTTGTCTTCGGCAGCGTGCTCGGCCTCAGAAGCCCGGATTCGCTCTTCCTCCTCCGGCGTCCACTGGTACCTCTCAACCCCGCTTATGGGCAGGAAGTAGGACAGTTTGCGGATTCCCGCGGAGGGCTGCGGGTCAGGTGTCAGCATGTGGGGCCTCCGGGTGCTGCCGACCGGCCGAGCATCGACGCGAACTGTGCCGTGTACTCCGCCATCTGCGCAGCCCGAGCGGCGTCGTACTCCTCGTCCTCGACCTTGGACAGCGCCGGGTAGAGGTCCGGGAACTTCTCGGCGCACCGACGGGCCAGGACCCAGATCTCCGGGTCCATTGGGAACGGGTCCGGCTCACCGCGGGGCGGACTCCAGCCGGCCCAGCGGGTGCCCTGGACGAAGCCGGCCACGGCGGCCTCGCGGACCAGTTTGGCGGTGCGCTTGCCGAGCCTCATGAGGGCCCCCTCGTACTCGCTGGCGACCTGCCATACGGTGACGGTCAGGCCGAGGTCGGACCGGTCGGCGTCGACGTGCTGGCGAGCGGCGTCCTCGTTGTCGTAGATCGCGATCACCTCGGGCGGCACGTAATTGCTCACGGTCACCGCCCACACCAACGTCGGCTGGTTGGTCATGGCTCCCTCCATACGAGACCACGGTCGCAGTACCAGCAGCGGCCGAACTCGTCCAGCTCGGCTTGACAGCGCGAGCACTCGTCGAGTTCGAGGATGCAGCGCGGGCAGTCGCCGTCCTCGTCGAGCGCCTCGCCGCACATGCATTCCCAGGCGGGGACCGTCACGCCGCCTCTCCCTTCCCCAGCCCGTCCGTCGCAGTCAACCCAAGGATCTCCAGCAGTTCGGCACAGTCCCCAACGTCCACGGCGTTGGAGGCGACCGCCCGTGCAGCCAGCCGGCGTTGCCACGGTGCGCTGCCTCGGGCTGCTCCCGTGTTGCGGCCGCGGTCGTGCACGTGGCCGGTCGTTATGCGGTGATTACCCATCTGAGGGCTCCTCGGTGAGGCCGGCCGACAGGATCTGCAGCGCATCCCGGAGTGCCGCCCGCCGCACCCTGAACGCCTCCGCCAGCCTGGCTTGTCCCTGCTCCGCAGCTGCAGAGCCGGCCTCCTCGGCGCTGCGGAGGCGTCCGATCAACTCGCGGACTGCCTCCACCAGTCGGAGCACAGCCTGGGGGTCCCAGCGGGCGATGTGGCGAGCGTCCGCCGGCAGCATGGTCTTGACCTCGCCCCAGACGTCGCCGACGTAGCGCGCTACGTACTCCCCGCTTCGGTTCGATGGGACGACATCCACTGCATCGCCGTCGAACTCCCACGGCCCGTCTGTGGCTTCGCGGGCTACCCGCTCTAGCTCGTCTAGGGTCTCCGACAAGCGGGAGACAAGATCACACGGCATCGGCGGTCTCCGAGCTGATTCCGAGCTCGAAGGCGATGCCTTGCCGCGCCCTGTCGAGGGCCCGATTCCAAGCACGCCGTTGAGCGTCATCGACCAGATGCCCGGTAGGACGCGTGAGGTCATAGCGGGGAACGTCCAGAACGGCTCGGAGGGCCTCGATGGTTTCGGCGTTACAGTCGGAGTCGACGCACGCATCGTGCTCGTCGAGCCAGGCCCTGATTTTCTGGTCCAGTGTGGTCACTTCGCCTCCAACTCCAACGCCGGGCCCCCCGCCAGGATCTGCTGCTCCAACCGTTGCAACTCCCGGCACGGCCGCAGCCCCTGCTCCTCGATCAGCGCCCGCCGCACCGTCCGGAACACCGCCAACGCCTCCACCTGCCGACCCGAGCGGTACAGCGCGGTCATCAGCAGTTGGGCCACATGTTCCGCGGTCCAGTCCTCCCGCAGCGCCGCCCGCAGTTCGTCCAGGATGTCCCGGTGGCGGCCCAGGCGCAGGGCGATCTCCCAGCCCGCCTCCCGGGCCGCCCGATACCTGTCTTCGATTCCCGCTGCCCAGCGGTACAGCACCGGTCCGTGCTCGACGTCGCCCAGCGCTGGCCCTCGCCACAGCGACTTGGCGGCCAGCAAGGCGTCCTCGGCGGCCAGGAAGTTCCCCGAGGCAAAATCCCGTTTGGCTGCCTGCACGAACGTTTCGAACCGCACCGCGTCAACCTGCATCGGGTCAATCAGCAACGCATAGCCCCTCGGCATGCGCGCGACCTCGACCTGGTTGTCACGCCGGAGGTGATACACGTAGGTCTCGACTGACAGCCGTGGCTTCTTGATCCGCGACGGGTCTAGCCACAGTTCGTCAATCAGGGTCTCGACCGTGACCTGCTGGCCGGGGCGTGAAGCGAGAACGGCAAGCAGCTGGCGGGGCTTGGTCGCAGTGGGCACACGCCAGCCGGCAATCTCCAGTGGCCCTAGTAGCCGAATCAGCGGGGCTGTCGGGGCGTAGTCGGGGGCTACGGTGATCGGCTGGGCGGTCATGGCCGACCCCCGAACACGTCCAGCACAATCTCCGCGCAGTACAAGGCGAACTTCGGGTGGTAGTCCACATGGCCCACGGCCAGACCCTCGGCGCGCTCGACCAGTTCAACGGGCACCGCGGGCTTGCCGACCTCGGCCCGCGCCGCGTTCACCGCCTCGTGCATCGCTGCCCGCTCGAAGAGCACCCACCCTATTTCGGGGCCGTCGGGTGTGTCGACCAGGTCCTCCCGCTGGTTCCGCTGCTCCATGGCGGCAGCCAGGACCGCGCGGAACCTGTCCCGCAGAGCGAGGCGCTGTTGCACGGTGGCGGTCATCTTCGGGCCTCCTTGACCCACTTCCGGACGTGCCACTCACACCCCGACATCAACCCCACCCCGTTGCACATGCCCACGTGGGTGGCGGCGGGCCGCGGTCGGGGGCACGTCGAGCAGCGGTGGCGCCGATTAATCGCCGGCTCCATGTACCGCCGGTGCTCCCCGGCGTTGGCGTACACACCCCAGTCGCCCCGACTGGAGAGGATGGCTTGGGTGCGGCGGTCGGTCATGACTCACCTCTAGCCTGGGTTAGGACCCGACGGGCGTCCTGGGTGTAGCTGCCTCCGAGGAACGAGGACTTCCACAACCATCGCCAGGCGCGGTCGAACTCCTCAGGTGTCAGGCTCACCTGTGCCGACTCCAGCGCATCCCGCATGAGCTGCTGCCAGCCTGCAATGACCGATCCGCCGTCGTACGGACGCTGGGCGTGCTCACGGATCGCTGCGGCAAGGCTATGGACCTCGTCCTGGTTGGTCATCGGGTCCACAGGTCCGATCTGACCATCAGCTTCTGGGCGAGCCTCGCGATGACCACCACCGCCTGCTGGTCAGTCAGGCGGATGTTGCGGACCGACCCGCCGGGGGTGACCGCCCGGATCACCACCGTCTGGCCGCCGTCGTCGGTCTCAACGCCGATGAACCGCATCTCTTGGTTGGTCATGTCGGCTCCCCGTGTCGAGCCGTCCACTCGGCGAGCCAGGTGTGGTCGTCGTTGATGCGGACCAGCCCCCGCTCTACGGCCGCCAGCATCTTGTGTCTCAGCGGGGTGTAGTTCAGGCTCACGACCCCTCCCTCACCATCTCGGCCAACAGGTGGATGTACGGGCCCGGGTTGTACGGCATCAACCCGGCACGGTGCTCATCCCCCAAAGCGTCGAGAACGGCGGCGACCACGGCGCGTGGTCCGTTGGTGGTCTCCCGCTCGGCTGCGTCAACCAGTTGGCGGGCGAGGCTCTCGGAGTGGGTCATCTGCCCTCCTGGCGGTTCTTGAGTTCGGCGATCCACCGCGCCAGGTTGCTGACGACTGCGGCGGAGCGCCCTGCTTGCTTGGCACTCGGTGCGGCGATCAGCTTCTCAACTTCCGCTCGCAAGTCGGCTGCTGCGTCTACGAGGGACTGGGCAAGAGTGGCCATCACTGGGCCTCCCCTCGAAGCTCGGTGGCACGGCGCCGGAGGTCTTCAACGTCAATCCCCCGCCACAGGTAGCCGTTCTCGTTGACGTTCACCGCCTCGTCCTCGATCAGCCGGTCAAGCTCGGCGGCCAGGATCAGCGGCGCGACCTCCGCTATCACCTCGGCTGCGATGTGCGCCGCAGCCTCCCGGTCGGACGGGTAGCGTCCCGCGATCTCGTCCGCTTTGTCGTACGCCAACTGCGGGATGGCCAGCTCGGTCGTCATGTCCCTGCCTCCTCAGCCCCGACTCGTCTCTAGCGGCACCGTGTCGACCCAGCCTGACTCGGCGTACGCCTCCATCGTGCGGGCGTGCCGCGTGCACGCAAGCGCCTCGAAGTAGGGGCGGCCGATGGGGTAACTGTCACGTCGGTAGCGCACGACCTTCGTGGCCGGCTGGGAGCAGGCGGGGGCACAGTCGTACATGGCCCCGGTGTCCCAAGTGCACGTTGAGGTCTTAGTGGTCATCGCTGTCACCGCCTGCCACACCCGGCGTGACCGCAGCCACCGCAGAACCCACCGCTGTTGCACTCGCAGCTACATCCCGTGTTCATTGCCCCTGCCTCCATCGCAGATCAGCGGTCAGTGGTGAAACCGGCAGTCTCGTTTCATCGCTCGCGCAAACCGCAAGACCACCTGGTCGTGCGTCACGTCGGACTCCAGGTCGGACTCCCAAGCATCGAGCGCGGCGCGGAGCTCGGCGTTGCGCCGCTCCAGTTCGTCGCATATGACCGCCTTGGACAGCTTGACCGCATCCGAGCAACCGTCGCCGGCCGCAACCAGTGCGGCGTAGGAGTCGATGAGCACCCCATTCGTCTGCTGCGCGGTTTCAAACTTCATCTCGCTGACCGTGTCGCCCATCGGGGTCCTCCATCGCCGCCTGCCAGGCCCTTAGCCTATCAGGGTGGGTACCCACCCGCAAGCGCTTCTCTAGCGAAACTGGGTACCCACCCGATAGGCTTGCATGGTGCCTTCTCCCGGCCACCGGAAGCTCACCGTGCGCCTCTCCGAAGAACTTCGGCAGGCGTTCCTCGCGGCATGTCCGCCAGCGGAGCGCGGTCGGGAGAGCGGCGGCGCCAAGGTCATCCACGACTTCGTGGCTTGGTACACCCACCAGCCCGGAGCGAAGATGCCCCGCCGTCCGTCCGTCGCTGCATGGAAGGGCCGACAGGCTAAAGGGGATCACGACGCAGCCTCCGAGTGATCGCTGAAGAGGTGCGCGAAGGGCTCGCGGTTGAACCACAAGACCTCGGTGCGCTCCTCGCGAGTCCCGCCCTGTCCAGTAGTTGCCGGGATGCGGATCGCGGTCCATCCGCCGTACAACTCGTCGTAGAGGTCCGAGTCGTAGCCGGACAGCACGACGGTCGCGCGGCATTCGAACAAGGCCATGGCGAGCTTGCGGTGTTCCGCTTCGCTGGTCATTTCGTGTCGGTAGCCGCCGGACACGCGCGTTGTGCCGAGGTAGGGCGGGTCAACATAGAGCAACACCTTGGAGCTGCGGCCGTAGCGTTCGATCACGTCCAGTGCTGGTTGGCATTCAAGGGACACTCCAGCCAACCGCGCGGCCGCAGGTGCAATCCGCGCAACGTAGCCCTCAAGATAGCCCGGCATTGACGTGACCGAGCCTGCCGGATCGACGTAGGACCGCCACCCGGTCGGCTTCATCTGCCCCCCGCGGCCCTGGGACAGCAGCACCCACACCCTCCGGGCCCGCTCAAGGTCGCTCGCCGCCCCCTCCAAGTCGTATGCGGCCTGGTGCTCCGCGCGTCCGTGTGGGGTGAGCGCGCACGCGGCGGCCAGTTCGTCAGGCTGCTCGCGAAGAACCCGCCAGAACGTCATCAGGTCGCCGTCGAGGTCGTTCACCGTCTCCATGCGACTGCGGGGCTTGGCCAGCAGCACGGCGAGGCTTCCGCCGTACGGCTCCACGTAGTGCTCGTGGGGTGGCAGCAGGCCGGCAATCCGTGCGGCGAGGCGGGTCTTCCCGCCGAAGTAGGCGAAGGGCGGGGCGGTCACGACGGCTCCTCGGACACCAGCCGGTAGCCAGCAGCCAACGCCCGCTCAGCATGAACTCGGGCCACCCTCTGTCGGCAGTCCCGGTCCCACTGCTGCCCGAGGTTCTGCGCGGTGGCGCACGGCTCGAACGCCACTGGGTCCAGGATTCGCGCCAGAGCCTCCACGGCGGCCTCTCCGGTGCCTACGGGCCCGCTGGCGGCCGCGCTGGGCCGGCGCTCGGGGTAGTTCATGCTCCACCGTCCAGCGCCGCCTGCAAGGTCGGCCAGTCTGGGTAGTGCTCCACCTGAGGCAGGGTGTGGAAGACGTGCTCCCGAGATCCGACGATGATCAGCCGCTTGTCCGATGCCACACCGATCCCAAATTCGGTGTGCCGACCTCCCTTACCTCCGCCACCCGTGAACGAGATCACCCAGTCGGCGGCGAGTACGTCAGCGGCGTCGTCCAGCGCATGGCCGCTGCACACCCAGGGCGTCTCGTTGAGCGTCTCCGCCGTCCACGACTGACCGAAAGACCCGCTGTCCCCGTGGCAGTCGATCCACCGTGAGGTGACCTTGTGGCCCCGCTCCTCCAGCCAGTCCCGCACCTCCCGCATCTCGGGGTGGCGGCTGTACCTCGCGGCCAGGTAGATCTTCATGCGCTCTTCTCCAACCAACCGGACAACAGGGGCTGCGCTGCTTTCTCCCGGGCCTCACCGGACCGCACCAGCTCTGCTGCCGCGGCCGGTTTGAAGCCCGCCTTCACCAGCCGGGCCATCCACGCCACCATCTGGCACTGCACCCACGAGAAGTCCCGAGCGTGTCCTGTTCCTTCACCGCCGGTTGGGGTGACGTAGCCGGCGCGAACCCAGAAGTCCAACTGTCGGTAGGTGATGCCCGCGTGCTTGGCGAGTTCCGGGCCGGTCACGATGCCTCCTTCAACAGTCGGCGCCGCAGGATGTTCCGAACCTGCGTGACGGACAGGCCGAACCGCTCGGCGATCACCACGACGTCGGTACCCTCGGCAGCCATAGCCCGGACCTGGGCGCCTCGCTGCTCGAAGAACCGCTGCGGACGGGTGGGCGAAGCCGGCTTCAGCTTCCGTCGCTCCAGTTCTGAAAGCCCGCCCCAAACACCGAAGCGAATGCCGTTTTCGAGGGCGTACTCGAGGCACTCGTCGCGCACCTCGCAGCCCTGGCAGATCCGCTTGGCCTCGCGGGTGGAGCCACCCTTCTCCGGGAAGAACGCCTCGGGGTCGGTCTGCGCGCACAGGGCGCGCTCGGTCCAGTCCTCCGGCTCCGGCAGGGACAGTCCGAGGTCAACGAGGCTTGTCCAGTGGCGACGGTGAGTCATGATGCCTCCTCTACAACAGCCAGATGACGGCCGTCGTCTCGGTCCTCCGGCTCGTCCCACGCTCGGTAATCCGGAACCCCGGGCCCGCCGTGCCTCACGACCCATGGCCAAGGCGTGCCCCACTCCAGGTGGCTCGGCCACTTCCGCTCGTCCCGGTCGCCGCGCCACGGCTTGACGAACACCTCGCGGACCCGACCCTCACTGTCTGGCTCGCACGCCGGCGTAATGCCGTAGCCGAACTCCGGCCAACGCAGCAGCAGCGAGCTACCCAGCGGTCGCACTGAGCGGTTCTTGCCAGACTCCCCCGGTCCGCCGTGGCCGGCGTGGGCCTCAACCACCAGCGCGCAGTCCACCTTCACGCGGGCCGCGTCCAGTACGGACACCGTCCGCCGTGCCGCGGTCTCCTCGTTGATGTTTGCCGCGTGCAGGCGGTAGAACGGACCGATGATCAACAGATCGGGCTGGTGTGCCGTGACCCGCTCTAGCAGCCACGCCGCGTCATCGTCGCGGGTGAGGTCGATGCCCTCGGGTCGATGAATGAGGCGTAGGGCGCCCTCGGGGACGCGGCGGTTGGCTGAGACCGAGGCATCCGCCAGAGGCCGGAACCGACGCCGTGACTGCCGGCTTGAATTCTCGCAGTCGATCAGCAGCACGAACTGGGGATCGATCGGTCGGAACGTGAACGGATGGAGACCCGCCGCAGCACAAACCGCGAGCTGACGAACGAACATGCTCTTCCCGAGACCCTCGAATCCCGTCCAGATCAGGCGGTCGCCTCGCTCCAACAACTCCGGCACCACCCACGCCCGCTCCGAGTCCGCCTCGGCGAGGAACTCCCACAGGTCTGGCGCCAAGTCGGGCTTCGGATCTCCGTCTGCGTTGGACCATGTGACGACGAGTTCGTCGATCGTCTTGCCGGCGTCGAGGTGGTCGGTCGCGTCCTTGCCGACGGCGGCCTCGACGATCCGAACTCGACTTGCGATCCCGGTCAACGCCGCGGCGACGGTGCGGGCGTGCTTTTCGCCGGGCTGATCGCGGTCGGCGACGATCGTCACGTCGCAGTCGACGAAGAACCCGTTGAACTCCTCGCGCCACTTCCCCGCCCCGCCGGGGCAACAGGTTGCAACCAGGCCGTGCCGCTCGAGGGTGTGGACGTCCTTCTCGCCTTCGACCACCCACACGGGCTGGCCGTTGTCCATCGCCTCAAGCAAGCGCGGGAGTCGATACGGCACCCGTCGGACATCGCCGAGCTTCCACGTCCAGCCGCTCGGCTTCGAGTGATCGGGCCGACGTTGCGGAAATTGCTTATCGGCGGTGCGGCACACCTGGAACAGGAGGCTTCCCGCTTCGTCCACGTAATCGTAGACGGCGACCGCTATTCCGCGCGGCGTCCACTCGCCTTCGTCTCGCTGTTCACGTGGTTGACACAGGTCAGTCCATTTGAGCCCGATCGCGTTGAGCACGGCGTCCCGGTCGCAGCCGGCGTGGCAGTGAAGCACCACAGGGTGGTCCTTGCCCGGGCCGACTGACAAGCTGGCCCGTCCGTCGTCGTGGGCTGGGCATTTGGCGTCGTAGCCAGCGCCGGACGGGCGCAAGCCCTCGAGCTTTGGCAGCAGGAGTTCCCGCAGGACGTCCATCAGTTCTCCCAAAAGCCGCGGCGGACAGGTGTTCCGTTGACCTCGGCTGGCTGGTCAGTCCAGCGCTCGGCGTTGAGCCACGGGCCGGGATGCTTGGTGTATTTGATGTCGGCCCGTTGGCGGTCGCGGTCGTCGCGGTAGCGCTCGGCACCGGCAATCATCTCGGCTGGCTCAACGCCGATCTTGATGAGTCTGTCCCAGACCTTGCGAGCCTCGCCCTTGCCGACCTTGCGTGGGTACGTCAGCCAGAACCGCGCGAAGCCCGGGTCATCATCCGTCGCCCGCGCAGCGGGTGATGATGTTCTCTTAGTCCTTTCCTTTCCTTTCCTTTCCTGGGCCGAGTTTGGGTGAGTGTTGGGGTGGTCTGGTGAGGCTGGTCGAGTTTCGGTGAGTCCGAGGGAGGTTGGACGAGTTTCGGTGCATACCTGGCAGCGCGGTGACCAGCGGATATCCACCTTTTGATGGTTCGAAAGGCGTATGACGTGTAGGTACCTGCGTCCACCGAGGGTCTGGATGCGAGCGACGCGACCGGCATCGAGCAGCTCCTTGACGAGAGCATCAGCATCGACATCATCGTCGGGCAAGATGAGTCGTTTGAGGGCAGCGGGGTCGTCTTCGAGGTGTCCGCTGTCGCAGTCGGCGAAGTTCCACATGCCGATGTAGAAGAGCCGCGCCCACGGGGACAGCTTCACCATCTTGCTGTCAGTCCAGAACGAGGGCTTGATCGTTCGAATTCGCGCCATCAGGCTGCGCCCCTCGGTCGCGTTCGGGGCGCCCTGGTGAAGTTGGCGTCCCCTGGCCACAAGAGCTCGCCGCCGTTGAGCCACGGGCGGTTGGGGGTCTTACCTACCAGGAAGTGGTGCCGGCAGGTCCATATGCCGTTGTAGTCCATGAAGCAGTAGTGGTCGCATTCCGAGCAGCGCACGAGCACGATGTCCTGACCTTCGGTGGCTCCGTGCCATTGGGCCGCCTCTCCGGGGCCCGGAGGACGGAGGATCACGACCAGCCGTGAATGCCAGTCCCACTCGTCGTAGTTCAGCGCCTCGTGCAGGTTCCGGGTCTTGTCGAGACGCTCGTCGTGTGGGCCCTTTACCTCGCACCACACACGCTGACCAGGGAGGTAGAAGTCCGGCCTATACCACTCTCCAGTGGACAGGATCAGGGCCTCGGGCTCGTACTCCCAATACCAGCCGAAGGAGTCAAACGTGGCCGCCCAGTCCGCTTCCAGCGTGGATGCGAACCGCGTCCCGGCGTACCAGGTGGGGACGGATCGAATTCGCGGCACCTATCCCCCCTCTTCTGAGTTACACGGCAAGTCGGATTCACCGAGCAGAATTCGGCGGAGGTCGTCAGCGGTCGACTCCGGGACGAGCACGCGGTGACCGAGGAGGGACAGCGCCAACTGGTTACGGCGCCACAGTTCAGCCGCCGCGGGCCGGCAGATGGGGATCGGCTCGGTCATGCCGCCTCCCCTCGTACGCCCTTCGGGCGCTCAAGCGGATTGTCGATGTCATCCCACGCCGAGGGCGGGGCGTAGCCCCATCTGCGCGCCTTGGTGGCGGTGATCCGAGAGGGACCGGGCTTGTCCCACAGTTCGTCGTACACGGCGGCGATCTGGGCGGCCCTGCGGTAAGACATCCGACTGGTGCGCAGCTGCGACTGCAGGGTCTGGCCGGTGGTGCCGATCCGGCGCCCGATCTCGCTGAGGGTCCAGCCCATCCACTGCAGCGCCTGAACGCGCCTACGGGAACCGGTGCAGTCCGATCCCCGTCCGGACTCGGTCGGTACCAGAGGGACCGCAAGGAGAGCCGCGTTGGTTCTGTGTAACAGCCTTCCGTAGCGGCCGGTGTAGACGTAGAACGGGACCGAGACGGACAGCCCCGAGGCGATCCCTACCTGAGACCAGGTCCAGCCGAGGTCCCTGAGTGTGGCCAGGTGGTCACGGGCTTCGGTGGCATCCACGTAGCCCCATTGGAGGGCTTGCGGCTGGCTGTGCAGTCGTCGTCGGTAGTGCTTCTGGCAGTAGCCGCGACATTTCACCGAGTCCTCGCATTCGCGGGCGAGACAGGTAGCGGTGGTCATGGTGAGGTGTCACCGCCCTCAACCGGCGAGATGTTGATCGTCAGGAACGGCTGCGGCTCAGGCCCGTACTCGGCCAGATTGCGCGCGGCGACGATCTCTCCGACCGGGCAGCCCGCAAGGCAGTCCATGTCCCAGTCCTGTCCACAGTGGCCGCAGGTGCCCTCGTGGTACTTGGGGTCGTGGGATTTGCAGCGGCAGGCGGGACGGGCGCTCTTCCGTTTGCGGACGGGCAGCGGCTGTCCGTATTGGTGAGTGCACGGCTCCCCGGTGAGGGTGGAGACCGGGTGGTTGTCAGTGGGTTCCAGTTCGGCACTGAACGGGCGGGCGGCTACCTCAAGCGGCGTTCGTGCCCCCGTGTCAACGGCGGCGCGGGCCTCGGCGACTGCAAGCAAACGCTCGTCCTCGGTGGCGTGTACTGCGCACACTGGACGGGAGAAGCGAGGACCCAGCTGGGCGGCTTGGTCGTCGGAGATGCAGGCGCAGACGCGGCGACCGCCGTCCACTTCCGGTTCCCGCAGCGCCTCCGCAGCCAGTTCATCGACCCACCGTTCAGCGAGCCGACCGGCTTCGTCCAACAGTTCGCCCCATGCCTGACGCCTCGGCTGGTTCAGTGCATCGGCCAGGAGCCGCTTGCGTTCCCGCGAAATCATGTCGAGCCGCATGGCTTCGACTGCCCAGGCTTGACGAGAAGACCGCTCCCTATCCAACTCGGCTTCGAGTTCCGCCGTGCTCGCGGCGTAGTTGTCATGCTCTGCGCTGTTCAGCTCGATCAGCGCCGCGTTGAGCTCGCGTAGTCGGTCCACCTCGCGCACCAGGAAGACGATGGTCGGCCCTGGGTCCTCGGTGGCGCCCTTAAACACCGTTCTCGGCCAGTGCTCGTCCAGTAGGGACATCAAGCCCTGCCAGGAGTGCAAACGCTCCAACTCCTGCTCAGCCTTGAGCGCCCGCGCGATCAGCGTGACAACGATGTCCGCACAGCTCCCGCCCTGGTGCTCCTCATCCTCGTACGGGATGTGGTGCGCCTCCCGGAGAGCATCGACTACGGCACGGAAACGGTCCCGTTCGAACGCTGCCTCGGCGTGGAGCCACCGCAGCAGGGCCATATCGCGCACCAACCGCTCGGCGAACTGGTCGAGGTGTTCGCCCTCGTCCGCCCCGATCCCGTCGAGCAGGATGTCCTGAAACCGATGCTTGATCTCCAGTGTCCGCGCGAGTCGGTCATAACCGGCCTCAAGCGAGTCGTCCTCTGGCAATGCCGTCACGTCTGCGTCCCAGCCGTCCCGCGCTTCGGGTTCCCACTGCGCCACCGCGTCAGCGATCGCAGTGAACAACTCGTCGTGCAGCTCCAGGGGCAGCCGCATGGGAACTCGGACCACCACCTGCCAATGCGGTTCAGTCATCCCGCGCCTCCGTTCTGTCCCTGTTCCTCGACCGCCACCACCGCAGGCACGTCCCGCAGATATCCCCACCGTCAGGGTCGATCCGGTTAAACCCAGCCTTGGGTTGCGGCTTCAAACGGCGAAGGCCGGGGCAGTCCTGGTAGAGGTGGTCACCGGACATCCCGGGCCACCACGGCGCAACGAGGTCAGGCATCGTCGGCCTGCCTCGCTGCTCTGTCGGCCAACTCCTGGCCGTTCAGCCACTTCGCGAACTGCGCGTCGTCACCCGATCGCGCCGGCCGTTCGTCTCCCAATCGGGACCTGGTGCGCCAGCACATCCAGCCGAACAGGCCTAGGCCGGCAACGGCCACGGAGCCAATGAGCCAGGGATTCACTGGGCCACCACCGGGTACTCGCGGATACGGAGATGCTCAGGCCAGAAATCCCAGTCGCCGCCTTTGGGATCGACCAGCAGTCCGGTGTCCCGCCGGGTCTGCTGGGCCCACACGGAGCCGAGCTGCTTGACGTGAACGGCGACGTTGGCGGCACAGCTACGGTCCACGATGGACTCGGCCCAGCGGATGTCCATCGGTCGGGCATCTCCCCCGGACTCACCGCCAACGATCAACCAAGAGACGCCGTCAAGGTTGAGGTTCGGGAGACCGGCCAGTAGTGGCTCACACGATAGGAACCGGACCGCAGCAGGGACCCGCCGAAGCTCGTCGACCCGACCTAGCACTGCGGGGTCCTCGCTCTCGACTGACACGCCCATCCACACATTGCTCGGCCAGTCCAACTGGGGCGCCAGCCGACGCAGCCGGCGTGCTCGCTTGGTGAGGATTTGGTAAGTGTGCTGCGGGGTCGCAGCCATCACGGCGAACGCGCGCTGGATGAAGTCCAGCGGCACCTTGGCGTGGAACAGGTCCGACATTGAGTTGACGAACACCATGCTCGGCTTCCGCCACCTGAACGGGTCGGCGAGGGTTCCGGGATGGACCTTCAAGCCGAAGCCCGGTCCACTCGTGCGGGGGTCACCGTCGGTCTGATACTTGGCCTGCCCCATGCCCTTCAGCCGCTTCGCCATAGTCAGGGCATAGCAGTTGTCGCACCCGGCGCTCACCTTGTCGCATCCAGTCGTCGGATTCCAGCTCTTGTCTGTCCACTGAATATGCGTGTCAGCCATCGGCCTCCCCTTCCTGAATGGACACCCCGATGTGCCGCAGGAACGGGATCAGCGCGTCCGCCATCGAGTCGGCGTCGATGTGGACCACGCCGTTTTCGTCCGGCTTGACGTGCGGGACTTCGAGCCGGCACAAGTGGTCCACGAGCGCGCCGCGGGTCATGTCCACGCCGCCACTCTTGCCCGCCCAGTCGAGCGAGTAGCCACAACCCAGCACCGCAGGAGCCCAGCGGTCCGGACCGTGCACCGTGACGTGCTTGGGGTTGCCGTCCCGGTCCGCGCGGACGTGGATAGTTACCCCTCCGACGTCGCCCCACCAATAGCCGGTGTCCATCTGCTCGATGTGCAGCCATTTCCCGACCACGATCTCATCGAACTCAGTACCGGGGATCTCGGTGTAGCGCGCCCAATAGGTCACACCGTCGGCCTCGACCGACCGGTCCTCACCCGTTCCGCCACCGAACTTCTTGTCAGACGCCACGTGGTAGGAGTCACCCGAGCCGCCGTAGGGTTCGGATCGGTGAACGAGGATGCGCCACGGGCTGCCGGCGCGGCGAAGTCGGCGGGTCACTGGCCATCACCACCAGAGGGAACGCCGCGGGCGATCTGAAGCAGCACATCGGCGTGACACGGCACCGCGTTCCCTTCGCCGTCGTCCAGAGGGCACCAGCACGCCAGATCCCAGCCGGCCAGCTCGCGTCGCACGTCCTCGACGGTCAACCATGGAAGCCCGAGTCCAACGTGGATGTGGCAGTGCGGGTCCGGCGTGACGAGCGCTCGGCGGTACATCTGGACGCATTCAGCGCGGGTCATGTACCGGATGGTGTGGCGGGTCCAGGTGCCGTCAGGGTGGTAGCAGTCGTGCCCGGTGCCGGCCGCGCTGATGCGTCCCTCGTACTCCCACGGCGACCCGTCGATGGCCGGCACGCGGGCGAGACCTCGCGTGGTGCGGTAGCCGAACGGGTTGCCCCACTTTGTGGGCCTACCGACATAGGCCGCACCGGTCGGCATCCGCCAGCCCTTGACTCGTTGGCGCTGGATTCGCTGGGTGCTCATGCCGCATCCGTCCATTCCCTGATCTCCTGTTCCCCCAACACGTCAAACCGACCATCCGGCCGCAGCCGCACCAACACCCCACGGCGAAGCACGGGCGTCAACTCCCAGGCCGGTGTCCCCCCACTGCGCCAGCGCAACTTCGCCGTGCCCCCGCCAGACTTCACCAACCAGCCCTCCCGGTAGTACTCGGCGCGGGTGTCCGAGATGACCTCATGGCATGGACGGCAGGCGGCTAAGAGATTCGCGACCTCCCACGGTCCGCCTTGACTTTGCTTGAGCCGGTGGTGCGGGTCGAGCTTCACCTCCGACAACTCGGCACAGCCCGGCAGTCCGACCTCGCACACGGGGAACCCGTGGGGGATGCAGGCCCGGCCCCACAGCAGAATCAGCGCCGCTTCCTTCGCCGCCTGCTCGTCGCGGGGCAGCGGCTTGCGGGTGCGTAGCCGCTTGGTGGACCGCTTCAACGATGTACGGCGGATCACGGCGCGTCCGATTCGATAGCACGGGCATCGAGAACAATCCGCTGTCCAGCGAAGGCCAGTAGGTTCGTCAATGCGACCGTCGCGGCGCCAGCGGGGTCAGACTGATCTGTCAAACCATCAGCCTCGGCCATGCCACCGATGGCGGCAGAAGCATGGACCAGCGCCAATCCGACAGTCTCCAGCGCCTCCTGGCCGAAGTAGCCCGACAGGTACGCAGCGAGGTGATCCGCGAGTCGTGCAGTCTGCCTCGATCCGAGGTCCCTGCGTTGCCGCGACCGGGCGATCTCTTTCAGTGCGTACTCGGCGTCATAGGTGTGGGTATCGGTCACGGCACACTCCCCTTGTCCACGTTGTGCATCTCCACCCCAGCAACACCCTGGCGGTAGACCAAGGTGGGGATGCCGGCGTCGATGGCGAGTTTGGCGCAGTGCGAGGCGCCTTTGCTGGCGTTGTGGATGAACGCGAGGCACAGGGCGGCGGGCGGCTGGCATTCGACCATGGCGACGTTCCGACGCATCCCCGCGAACCTGCATGTGGGGCTGGACCGCCGGCAGCGACACGATCCCGGGCTGTGCAGATTCCACTGAGCTGGCCACGCCTCGATTTCGCCGCCGAGCCCCAGCCAGATCCCGGCCGCCTGTCGGTCACCGTTCGGGTTGTCGCCGTGGGTGAGCACGGCGTCTGGGTACTCGGCGTACACCTTCTCTAGGGCGGTGCGCATGGTGGACCAACTCGTCCAGGACCGCGAGCAGGTCACCAGAACCCGCGGCCTCATGACTCACCATCCAGGTATCGCCACTCGATGCGGGTCACCCAGTCGTTCCGGAATATCCCCTGGGCCACCACGAAGAAGCGTCTGATGAACTCCTCGGGCGACATGCCCGGGAACCCCTCCTTCGTCACATCATCCGAGGTGATGTGCCGAAGGGGCTCCCTGTTGACGTCCACCACCTCGACCTCGGCAATCCGGACGAGCGGCTCTCCCGGCTTCCGGCCCATGACCTTGCGGCACAGGGTTAGGCGATCACCGGGCTTGAGGAACGCCCAGCCCTTGCGCCGGGTGACGGTCTTGAGTCGGTCGCGCACGGCTTGCTCGGTGAAGGCGACCGACATCAATCTGGGCATGGCTTCCACTCCTTCCCTTGTGAGAAGACGCGGATGCTCCGACCGGCCCGGCTCACATAGACGTCGACGGACTTGCCGGCCTCGGTCTCGACCTGGATGCACACGGCACCGTCAGGCATGACTGCGGCGCGCAGGACTTCCGCGGCACCGAATTTGAAGCCAAAGTCCGTCAGTTCCGTGACCCCGTTGCTCACTCGCCCTCCCCATCCAGGAACGGCCCCAGCCAGTACCGCCACCGCTGCACAAGATCCGGACTCGCCGTGCACAGTGGACACCGCGCGAGGGTGCTCGACCCGAACCCCAGCGGTATCAGCCGGAACAGGGCGTCGTCGTTGTCGGCGCACACAGCGCAGGGAATGGAGGGGACGATGGCAAAGGCGGTCACGGCTGCCCACCCATCGCGCCGAGCTCGGCCCGCAACGCGGCACCGAGCGACCGGCCAACATCAACCCGCAGCTTTACCGAGTCGATCTGCCGACGAATCCCCTTAACGACCTGCTCGCCAGCCTCGGCCGCCAGGCGTTGGACGTGGGTTGCCACGGTCGCCTTGTGCTTACGCGCTTCGATCGAGCCTTCGGCGGCAAGGAACGCGTTGGCGTAAGCCATCGTGAAGTCCTCGCGCGCCGTCACGGCGTGGCGCTCGGCTGCGTCGATCTGACCTACGAGTTCGTCAAGTTGCCGTGCCAGGCGGGACAACTGCAGAGCCACGTCGTTCGGGGTGAGCGTCCGATCTGTCATGCCGGCACCGCCTCACGGGCAGGCTGCTTCTCAAGCCACGCCAGATACGCACGCAGTTCATCCTCTGTGCCCTGTCGTGGGTCCTTACCGTTGGTCCGCGAGGCGAAGTCGTTCACCAGGTCGACAGGTGTATAGCCGCGCTCCGCACCAGCGGCAACAATCTGCGCCTGCAAGTCCAACTCGGGCTGCGGTTCCTCGCGCTCAGCGCGGCGGTTACGCACCTCCTCGGCGGACGCAATGCCCTTCTTCGTGTCGGCGGCGAGGGCGGCGACGATGGCCCTACCCCAAGCTGATGTCTCCGCGTTCTGTAACTCCGACCCCTTGGTGTATGGCGTCTTGCCCGGGAACACCTCCCAGGCCATACCCACACCCGGCAGCGTGTCGTCCTTGTCCCGGTGTGCAGCAGCGACCACGGCGATGTAGATCTGCTCTCCTACGTGCTCGATGCTGTAGGGCTTCGCGGGGTCCAGCGGACGTAGCCGACCGTCCGGGTACTTCTCGCGGAACTCCGCGATCCGGGCCGGGACGTCGTTGTAGTCGCCGAGTTCGTAACCCATCAGGCACCCTCGATTTCAGGCCGGGCAAAGGAGTCGAATGCCTGGGCTAGTACGGCCTCCATCGCCACGCGCGCGCGCTCCTTGCCAGCAGGCCTGGCGGTAATCCGCGGACCCTTCGGCTCCAGGGCGTACGTGACGCCAGGCGGGTCGGGCTCGCCACCGGGAGCACACGGGTGCTTCGCTTCCCGCGTCGCGTTCCGGATGGCCTCGACGAACGCTGGCCGCACTGTCTCCATCAACTCAGTCGGGTAATGCTCACGCACGAATGGCAACAGCAGGTCCACGTCAACCTCGACGGTCTCCGCGGCTGCGGGAACGTTGAAGCACGCCAACTCCTCCCCGTTCGGCAGCTTTGGGAACAACGTCCCCCTGCCCATTGCGGCGGCAGCACGCGCACCGAGATCTCTGGACCTGGCGGAGAGAGCGTCCGCAATGAGGCGACAGGCGACGGCTTCTTCGGCCAGTTCGACGGGGTTGTCGGCCACAGCTCACTCCCCCCTGTCCGCAGCATCTGCGGTCCGCTCCGCGAGGCTGTCGGCGGCGATCTCCCGGCGGTCCTCCTTGGCCACGTCCGCCTTCGCGGCCTTGGCCCGGTCGTACTGGGCGATCCCCCACACGATGGCGTGGCAGGCCCACAGATACCACCAGTAGTAGTCGTCGAAAACCGCCTCGGAGGCGTCGAACGCGAAGTCCGGAGTGGTCAACGCCCACCGGTTGATCTCGTCGACGAAGTACTTGAACTCGTCCAACGCCTGGCGCGCGTTCACCTCGAACGAGATGTCCCACTCCTGGAAGATGTCCCTCTCCACGGCGGCATCCAGGCCGGGAAGGTCATCTCGTGATGCAACGGTCTCCGCAACCCACTCCCTGAACCGGTCCTCGCTGTACGTCATGGCGCGCTGGGCGCCGTCGGTCAGCTTCTCCGCCCAGTACGAGGGGTTCGGCTCGCCGCGATAGGCGGACATCCGGAAGAACTCGAACATGTCGTCCATGCGGGCGAACACGAACGACTCCCCGTCACCCCGGAATATCAGCGCGCCCGGGACGGTGATGAGTTCGAACCAGTACGCCCAGGACTGCGTGGGCCGGCGGAACGAGAGGTGCCGGTAAAGCCCATCGTCGTGCAGCACCACCATGCAGTGCTCGGCGGTGTCACGCTTGAACCGCTCGTGGATCTCCGTCACCGCGCACCTCCAGACGTTTGGTCCGCCGTGGACAGCGGCACCCCTGCAACGCTGTCCACGGCAGGAGTAGGGACCCCAGCGGTCATATCGGTTGGTTGCGACCCGGCCGGGACCGCTGGGGCGTCGGTGGGAACGCCAAGGGCATTGGCTATGACCCAGTGGACATCAGCCAATGCCGCGCTGTACCCCGCACTCAGCCATGCCGAACTGGGACCCCTGGCCGGGTCAAGGGGTGGAATATCAAGCACGGACCGGAGCGCGTCGAGCAGGCCGCCGGTTGCGCATTCGCATTGTCCGTCACAACAGCGCTTGTGAATAACAGCCGGACACCAGTCCTCGTGACCGTTCAGGTCAAGCCGCTCCCGGATGCGGGCCGCGATGTCCTCGTTCATGACGACACCGCCATCGCGTACCGCTTGACGGTCTCCCCGTCCTTGAGGAACCACACGCCATCGCGCTCCCGATCGGGGCCGATCTCCACGGACCCGAGACGAAGTCCGTCCGGTGTGCGCTCGCCGTCGACTGGCGCGAAGTCTTCCCAGCGGTCGCCTACCGCGATGAAGATGCGGATGTAGTCGCGCGCACGCTCAATGTCCGTCACCTGTCAATCTCCACCCTCAACCAAAGCCGACGCTTCCCCGGCCCGTTGTGAATCCGTGGCATAACTTCCGTGACATAGCCGTCGTGGTCATCGCTGACGACCCGTGCGTCGACCAGACCGTCGATGGCCGGCTTGCTCGTCGCTGTCAGGTTGGGGGCGTCTCGTCGGCGGTTGTCGCCAGTGGCGTAGTGGAGCTGGGCGATGACGTGCCGACAGCCGGAGGGCACCCCGGCCTCTTTCGCCCGCCACGCCGCAGCCTTTCGTACCGCAGCAACCCTCCGCGCCTTCTCCATGTGGTGCAGGCGTTGGTTGTGGGTGAGCGGTGGCTTGCCGCGCAGTAGCGGCAATTCGAGTTCGTAGACGCTCACAGCATCTCCCGCATCTGCTCGGGCATCGCGTCGTAGGAAGCCTGGAACGGATCACGGATGACGCCGAGTTCGCGCCCTACCGTCCAGACGAACTTCCGATGGCAGTCCCACCAACCGGCGGTCAGTGCGTCGTACTCGCCGGTGTCGTCGTCGAGTTCGCGCCCCGGTGGACGCAGGTCGAGCGCCTTGAGTAAGCCGCTGATGAGGTCATCGGCCATGCCGCACGGGTTGTCGCTGAGGAGCCGGTTCCGAACGGCTTCGGTCACGGGGTCACTCATCTCGGCCCCGGTCGGCGTTACGCGCCTGGACTTCGTGGATGATCTGGTCGCAGGTTCCGTGGGCATCCCGCAGCGTCAGCACCACGCCAGCGCCGATCATGGCGCCGGCCACGATCAGGGCCAGAACAGTTGCGAGGACTGGCTTGACCACGGCCAGCGTCAGCAGGAACACCGTCACCGCGGCATACCACTCGGTGTGCCGGTAGGACCACTCAGCGACCGGGCTAGACGCGGCGTGGCTGTAGACAGCCAGCAGGGCCTCACCGTGGGCGGGCTCGGGATGTTCGGAATGGACGGTCACAGCACACCGCTCTCAAAGTCCTTGCGTACCAGTTCGATTCCATGCACAGCGGCGTAGACGTGCACCCCGATCACCGCGGTGTACTCCAGCGGGTGCCGGGCGATCACGTCCTTGATCAGTGCGACGGCCTCGGCGAGCGCGGCCCGGTCGTGCTGGGTGAGGGTGGGCAGCGACGTCACTTGCCACCCCCCAGGTCTCGCAACTCCTTGTTGGGGTCCTCGCGGTGTCCCTTACCCAGGATCACGTCCGCGGCCTTGTCGAGGACCTTCTTGACGACGCCCACCTATGCCACCGCCCCGGCCATCAACTCGCGCGCCATCTCCCCGCATCCCGAGGGAACCGGGTCTACGCCGCCGTGCCACTTCAGTCGCATCGCGACAATCAGCCGGCCCAACGGGATCGAGGCGTAGCCCTCACGCCAGTGATCCACCAATTCGGTGTAGAGGCTGCCGAACACCCAGCCGCCGCACAGCCGGACCATGAAGGCGCTGAGGGCTCCGCAGTGCCAGCACAGCCTGTGGGTGCTCCACGCGTCTTCCCACAGACCCCGGATGTGGACGTACTTCTCGCCAACCTTGATGTCGCGCCAGCACTCCGTGCAGAGGTGTACCTTCCGGGCAACTCGGTGAGCCTCGTCGTATACCTGCGGCGGAGGGCAGTCGTCAACGGAGCACATCACTGATCACTCCTCAGCCAAACCTCGAGCTCCACCCCGGCATCGGTGATCTGCTCCATGCGGATCGCCTCCGCCTCCGTGGTACCCCGCATCTCGTAGGCGTCCAGGAAGTTGCGGTACATCACGGAGATGGTGCGCAGCAGATCCCCCAACGGCCCGGGGATGTGCTGGACCTTGCACCCCAGTTCAGCACGGAGCCGGTCATGGTCCACCCCCTCGGCGAGGGTGTCTTCCAGTGCTGCCTGCATGTCCGGCGGAATCCAGTCGACGGGCTCGGTCATCAGAACCCCCCGCGGTGCTCGTCGATAGCCGCGATGAACAGCACGACGAAACCCACGATCCCAATGAGGACGATGATCCCCACCATCACGGCAGCGAAGACCTCCAGGAATCCGGTCATGGCGTCACACCACCAACGGCAGCGATCACCAAGACGGTGACCATGAACGCCCGGGAGATCGCCGTCATGACAGCGATGGACGGCGTGTACCGCAGGACCTTCCCCGTGTAGCCGATGACGACCAGGGCGTCGAGGGCCAGCAGCGCGGCGATGACCCACAGGAGGATGCTCATGGCTTCACCCCCACAGCAAGTCTGGCCCGGACCTTCTTGGACGGACGTTGCGGACCGGCATCACGTCTGAACTGACGGCGCCTCTCAGGCAACGTCAACGCATTGCGGGCCTCAGCCTCGGCGCGCTTCTTCTCGCGGACGCGGCGCATGCCGCCCCTGCCCATGGGTCCGTGGAATCTGCTCACGGGTTCACCGCCTTGGCCTCAGCAGCGAGCTGCTCGGCACGGTCAGCGGCGGCCAGCAGCGCCGCCGCGCGAGTTCGGGCAAGGCCAGGCGAAAGGCAGGCCATGCCCATGTCAACTCCTGCTTGCCCGTCCTCCCAGTACGCTTCGACATCGAGGCCGGGGTCGATCGCCCACCGGTAGACGTTGCCGTTGCGGTCATCCGGTTCGGGTAGTGGGACCACGGCAACCTGCTGGCGGGCGAGCCGGTCGGCGGCGTCGTCCAGGCTCGGCCATTTGCCGTCGCCTGCCGAGTCGGACAGGATGCGGAGCAGGCTCGCCGCGTACCGAATGGCCGGTTGAGGGTGGCCGGTCACCCGCTCCCGTTCGTCGGCGTCGTCGGCGGCGAAGGTCGCCACCCGAGCGAAGGCGTCTCGTATGGCTTCGTTGACGGTCATGCCGTCACCTGCTCCCCATCCAGCACAGCCAGCAGCGCCTCGGCGGGCACCTCGACCTGACCCCCCGGGGACACCGGGATCTGCAGGGCAGCACCCAACTCGTAGGCGCCCCGCTGGGTGATGAACATCTCGATTTTTGCGTCGAATCCGCCGAACTCGAACACCGCGCGCAGGTAGCCGGACGAGGACATGTCGATAACGACGGGGACGCCGAATGCCTTCGCCCACTGGGCCAATACGACTTTGCCACCATGTCGATGCCACTTGGGGCACAGGTAGACCGAGCCGTTCTGGTCCACTGACACCGATTCCATCGGCGGCAGGTGCTCGAACTCGGCGAGCACATCCGCCACCCGGGCCAGCTTGCGGGCCAGATCTCCGTTGCTTCCGGTACGATCTCTCTCAGCCACGGGAACTCCTCTCGTGTTGGTTCCGTGGTGGCGGGTCGGTCGGGGAATGACTGGCCCGCCTTTTCATGTCAGTAGGCGGGGCGAAACAGCCCGCGCAGGGTCACTCCCGCGATGCCCGGCCAGTCGATCGCGCACAGGGCGACGAAGACCAGCAGCATCACGCCGACCTCACAGGAGCAAGCCGGCGAGCCCCGCGCGCCGGCGCACCGCCGCACAACCACGCATCCAGATCGTCGCGATGGAACAGCAGCTTGCAGTTCACGTCTCGCTGTGCATGGCGCAAACCTCGCTTGCCGCCCGACCGGCGATACTCGGTCGCGGCTGCACGTAGGGTGCGTTCACCCGACCGGGAGTAGGTGACGGCCTCGGCGAGCGTCAGCCACGGGGTCTCGGTCATGCCGCACGCCCAGCCGGACGCTTCGGACCGGTACCGCCGCCGTTCTCTCGACGCTTGGGCCCGGTTGTCTCTTTTTTCACCTCTGCATCCCCGTCGCCCTCGCCCTCGCCGCCGGCCGCCAGAAACTCGGGCAGTGCGGTGCCCGGTGCGACGAGATCCGGTACTGCGATTGCCTTGCCGAGCTGCCCAGTTGCCGTGCTCAGCAGCCGCACCCGTCCCCAGCGGATGGGGTCCCGACCTCGCGTGGGATCCGGGCCACCCAGCACGGCGTTCTTGATCGTCATCGCGGGGATGCCGGTCGCAGCCGCAAGGTCGCGGACCGACTTGTCGTGGTCGACGAGCCAGCGCTGGACCCGGGGCTTGTTCAGGTAGGGCATGTGGCGGAGTCTGCTCAACTCCGCCTATATTGTCAAGCGGAGTTAGGCAGGTAGGGACTTATGGCCTTGCGTGTACGCCAATGTCTGCCGTACTCTGCTACTTATGCGGCTGATTGCGGGGGCGTACCGACGGAGACTTCGGCGGAAAAGAAGGATGAGGCGTGCACTCTGCGATGACGGTCTGCCAAACTCTGCTGACATGGGACCGCGTAAGCGACGCACCACGCAGTATTCAGAAGAAGCCCGTAAGCGCCTTGGGGACGCGGTGGCCACCGCCAGGCGCGCCGCCGGCCATCGATGGCGGACCGGCTTCCTTGCCGAGGCCAACATCGGTCGGCGAAGCCTGGACGCCGTCGAGCGGGGCGAGCCGGGTATCGGGGCCACCGTGCTGGAAGAGATAGGTCGCGCACTGGGCCGGCACCACGCCGGCTGGAGCGAGGACACACCGTGGGTGATCCTCGAGGGCGGACCGGCGCCGGAGGTCCAGTCGGTGCCCCGGACGCTCCGGCCTGACCCTCGGGTGTCACCGGTCCTCACCGCCCACCCCGACGACCCAGCGTTCTGGATCGCGCTGCGGGACGAGGTCCGGCCAGAGCAGTTCGACGAACTGTGGAAGCTCTATCTGGAGAAGCGCGAAGCGCGACGGTTGTTGGCGGAGCGTGACTTCAAAGAGGGTCACCCCTCAAATGGGTGAGTGGTTTGTAACAGAAGCGCAACAACTGGTAACCCCAGGTCAAAGCGATGCGAAGGTCCAAGCATCCTCCGGGAGGCCTAGACCTAGCCGCCCATCAACCCACATCGAAGGGTGGCGCCCCATGAGTTCCCACTCCGGAAAATACTCACTGTCCGTAATCTGTCCTCTTGTCGTCGTCATCGTGGGTTGCGCACTGGGGGCCGTGCACCCCGTGGCAGCCGCCCGGCACATCGGCTGGGCCGTCGGCATCGTCGGGCTGGCGGTCCTGATCGCCGAGGCCGTTGCACTGGGGCGAGAGATCCTGCTCGACCTGAGCGAGTTCCGCGTCCAGTACATGCACCAGATCGCGACCGGGATCATCGAGTACACCGGTGACATCCAGCACGAGTGGAAGCACCTCAACCGATGAGAGGCTAGTCAGTGGCGTGGGCAGAGCGGATCTCCGGCAGCAAGTCGTGGCGGGGCGGCTGGCGTACCCCAGACAACAAGAAGCACCACACCAGCCGCCGGACCCACCCCGAACACCCGTACGCCCGCAAGACTGACGCCTTGCAGGCCGCGCGCGAGGCAGAGGTTCGGGCGCAGCGGCAAGCTTCAGTGGAAGCGGGCGTGCTGGCGGCGACCATCACCTGGGGTGAGTGGTGGGACGTGATCGCGCCGAGCCGCTCCCGTGAGGACTCGAACACTGATGGTGTAGAGCAGCGCATTGTTGATCGCTACCTACGCCCTCAGTGGGGCGGCGAGCCGCTCAACCGGATCGGGCACAAGGCCGTGCAACGTTGGGTCAACGCTCTCCGCGACGGGATGGCGGCCGGATGGACGCACCGACGCAAGCCGGAGCCCAGCTACGTACTGCGGATCTACGCGGTGTTCCGCGCCAGCTTCCAGCGCGCCATGGACGACGAGGTGCTCTCCGCGTCGCCGTGCGCCGGCGTTCGTCTACCGACGTTGCGGAGAAAGCGCAAGCAGCATCTCACGGTTGACGAGTCCGCCACGATCGGGGCGAAGCTTCGACAGGACTACCGTGACGCTGTCGACTTCGCCCTCGAGACCGGGTTGCGGCCGAGTGAGTTGTGCGGGCTGCACGTGCACCGCGTTGATCAACGGCGTCGGGTCATCGAGGTGTGCGAGGTCTACGTCAATCGCAAGTGGGTAATCCGGGGGTTCCCGAAAGACAAGGATGCCCGATTGGTACCGCTCACCTCTCGAGCTGTAGAGATTTTGTCACGGCGTATCGAGGGCCGTGACTTGTCGGGTGGATGCGGGGTTCATCACACCGACGGGTCCGAATGCGGCAGCGCGTTGGTGTTTCTCACCGACCGCGGTCGGCCCATGAAACCCGAGGAAATCACCACGCGGATGAAGTACGCCGCGAAGGCTCACGGTGTTCCGCGGCGCACGGCCTACGCGCCCCGGCGCGGCTACGCAACCCGGCTCGCCGACGGCGGGGTGAACCCCGTGCGCGGAGCCGAAGTGATGGGACACGCCACAGTGGACCAGTTCCGGGAGTACGTCCAAGAGACCGCCGCCGCCCACGCCTCCGTGCTCGCGGCGCTCGGTGAGCAGCAGCCCCTGGCGGTCGTTCCTGGGGCAAACTGGGGCAGCGCTGGGGCAGACCCTGCGAAACAGCCTGCCGGAGGCAACCGGATCGAAAGGGCGGAAGATGCCGTCTGACCAGCACGAACGGCAACAAACTGCCGGACCCTGCCGGAGCGAGCCGGAAACCGAAACCCGCAGGTCAGCTATGGCCGTGCACATCACCCGCGTGCACGGCCAACAGGCTCTGATCTGCGTCTACCTCATGATCCAGGGGCGTCACAGGGGCAGACTTGCGGATGTGACCCCGTGAGGCCCCGCCTGCTGGATCTGTTCTGTGGCGCTGGCGGAGCGGCCACCGGCTATCACCGCGCGGGCTTCGACGTGGTGGGGGTCGACATCCGACCGCAGCCCCGCTACCCGTTCGAGGTTCACCGGGGCGACGCGCTGGAGTTCCTCGCCGAGCACGGCCACGAGTTCGACGCCATCCACGCCAGCCCGCCGTGTCACGACCACTCGACGCTGTCGGCGCGCTCCGGCAAGGACGGCACGGGGTGGCTGCTCGACGCCACCCGCCAGGCTCTCGCGCCGCACCCGGTGACGGTCATCGAGAACACGCCGGGCGCCGGGATGCGGGCGGATCTGACTCTGTGTGGCGGCATGTTCGGGCTCCGCACCTACCGCCACCGGTGGTTCGAGATCGCGGGCCCACTGATGCTGGCCGCGTCACCACACCCCCGTCACCGCATCAGGACCAGCGCCAAGAAGCGCCGTGCCTGCTGGGATGTTGGTATGCATGTGTCCGTCACGGGCGACGTGAGCACCTACGTGGGCCGATTGGCGATGGGCATCGACTGGATGACGAGCGCCGAACTGTCACAGGCCATCCCCCCCGTTTACACCGAGTACATCGGCGCCCAGCTTCTGGATCACCTCAGGGAGGCTGCGGCATGACGTCACTCGCCCTCCCGGTCCTTCACGTACCGGAGGTAGACCTCATGGGGTATGAGCACGGCGGGGCTATTCAGTTGGCCGCGGTTGACTTCCGCGCAACATGCGCGTAGGTTGCGGATATGACGAGCACGGGCCACGACGCCATCAGCGCCGCCACGATCGCGTCACTCAGGGAGCACGGAGATCTGTCCGGGCTTAGCGACCAGGTACTCGCTGCCGCGCTCCGCGCGTACGGCCGGACCGCGGAGGTCATGGGCGCGAACGGTGTTGACGAGGTTCGCTACATCGACGAGCTCTACCGCCGCTCGCCGGTCCTCAGCGTCTTGCACCACGTGATGCGCGAGGCTACGGACGCCGAGTTGGCCGCGCGGCCCTTCGACCCGATGGCCCTGCCCAGCGCGACCTCGCCGGCGGCGGTGCGAGTGCGAGAGATCCACGACAAGGCCGTCGCCAAGTGGATCGCCGACCCAGCCGAGTTCCATGGCTGACGATCAACTGTGGAGCATCACCCAGGTGGCCGAGTATTTCGGCGTGTCTGAGAGTCGGGCACGCCACATCGTCGCCGACAACGGCGTCGAGCGCGTGGCGGGCTACCCGGCCACATTGATCCGTGCCATCAAACGTCCGGGGCAAGGGGCACGGACCGACCTACGAAAGAAGGACTGACCGATGGGATTGGACACTTCGCACGACGCTTGGCACGGCGCCTACAGCGCATTCACGAGATGGCGCAACACGGTGGCCGCGGCTGCTGGCTACGCAGTCTGGGACGTCATGTACGAGGACGGTTACCAGTCGCCGACCGTGATGATCGACTGGGGGCACATCACCGAGCGGAACTTGCAGGGCGACGGAGCAGTTCATCGCGGGGCTCCGGGCCGCCGTTGAGGCCGGCGAGGATGTGGATTTCCACTGACGCTGCCGCTGTACGTGAGTGGCACGCCAACCGACCAGGGCGGGGACACAGGACAGATATGGACAAGGAGAAGCAATGATCTGCGGCCACCAGGTTCAACACCCGTTTAACGGCCTGCCGTTCGTGTGCACCCGGGACAAGCACGGCAACGACACCGGTCACATCTTCGAGTGGAAGCACGCCGGGGCATTCGGTGCGGCCGTCGGTGTGGCATTTCAAGAATGCGGGCGCCAGATGGAGATCGCCGCCGCCAGGCTCGCGCAGTTCGCGGCCACGGCGAGGGAGCGCCGATGACCACGAACACCACGGAGACCGTCTCCGTCTCCCTCGCGGAATTCACCGCCGAGGCCAGGATGCTAACGGGATTGCGGGATGCCGCCGACAACGTCGGCGAATACTGCGCCTACGGGATCGCCCTGTCGATGCTGCACCGGCTCAGCGGCGGAGCGGTCGGGGTGACGCTACAGGACCAGCCGGGATGGAACGAGCGGGAGGACAAGGACTGATGGCAGGACTGGACATCCCGGACGAGGTGTGGTCCAAAGCTTGCGGCGCGGCCGGCTACGACAGCTCTGACGAGTTGTGGGGCGAGGTCGTCGAGCTGGTACGCGCTGCCGCCCCGTTGATCGTGGCGGCCGAACTGGATTCCCTCGCTCGGGACATGATCAAACAGTGGGGCCAGATGCGCGCCGACGACGTACGCGGGTTTGGACTCAACGAGGCGGTCCGGCAGCTCCGCGCCCGCGCCGCCGAGCTTCGCGGGGAGGGCTGAATGGCCGGCATCGTGACCCACGGCGGAGACCTAGCCCGCATCTGGCGGCCAGAGCACCCCCGTGACTCTCGCTGCGTCAGGTGCGCAGAGTCGTGCTCGACGGTGGCGCTGACCAAACTGGCCTACACCTTCGAGCCATGCGACTGCGACTCGGAACCATATGTCCACTTGACCGAGCGGCTGTGGCATCGGGATTGCCTCGCAGCCCATGAAGCGGGGGCGTGATGTCCACCGAGTCCACCCCACTGGCCCAGAGGCTGCGAGACATGGCCGGGAAGCTGGCCTTCGACGAGGTCCGCAAGTGGCACGTCCCGGAAGCGAACCGCTACGGCGGCGTGGTGCACCCGATGGGACCGACCGAGAAGGACGTCGGGCGGGCGATCGTCCCAGCGCTGCTCCGGGAGATCGCCAAGGGCGCATCCGCGGACATGCAGCGGCAACTGCGCGAACTGGCCTGGGAGATCGAGGCGCTACCCAACGTGCCCGTCGCCGACTCCATCGACCACCGCCAGGAAGGGACACCATGACCACCGCCAAAGACCACATCGCCAACACCCTCAAACGCGCCCAACACTGCTGGGATGAGGTGCTCGACCCGAAAGCGCCCGACAACAGCGCCGTCAACCTGCTGATCTACCACGTGACCACCGCGGTCCTGCTCGAACACGTCCGGCGGCTCGACCCCGACCTGGCCGACCAGCTCGTGCCCTGGCTCATGGGCAAGGACGGCGGGATCTTCGCCGACGGCTACGCCGTCGAGTTGCTCTACCAGTGGCGCCAGCAGGTGGCCGCCGGTGAGCCAATGGGACCGATCGGGCCGCCTCCCGCGGACGGAGAGAAGGACTGATGAGCATGCGGATCACCTCCGAGCGGATGACCAGCGATCAGACCGAGCACTGGGCTGAGCCGGCAACGGACGACCAGTACGGCCCGTGGCGGGTGTCGTGGCTGGGTGGGCTCGAGTTCACCCGCAACCAGGCAATCACCGCGATGACCCTCGCCGAGGCAATCGAGCAGATGCAGCGCGACGGAGAGCTGTCCGTCGGACACCCTCTCTGGCCGCACGTCCAGTCCTGGGCTGGCGAGCTGGGCATGTCGGCCATGGCTGCCGTTGAACTGACGTGGAAGTGGGAGTGAGCCGTGGGGTTGCCGCGGGCAGAGGTGAAGGAGAAGCAGTGACCGGAGACGTGACCTGCACGGATCGTGCCAAAGTGAACGACGTCGTCTACACCTGCGCCCGGGAGGATGGACACCCCGGGATGCACATCAGCGAGGAGCAAGCCGTCTGGTCACCGGGCATGGGCATCCCGGTGCCGCACGTGATTTCTGAGCGGAACCTCTCGCCAGGGGCCAAGCGGGTGTCCGACTTGCTCGGGATGGTTGGCCGGACGCTCAACGGCACCCCGGAGGAGAACCTGGCTCAACGTGAAGCCGACCACAAGGTCTTCACTGACCGCCACGCCTACATGCTGGAGGTCATCACAGACCCGATCCTCCGGGAGATGATCGAGGCACACCAGCCCCAAGGCGGATGGGATGCGACCTGCGGCGAGTGTGAGCCCTACTTCGACGACTACGGCGAGCAGCCCGCCTCGTGGCCCTGTCAAGTGTGGATGTTCGTCTCAGACCGACTCTGAAAATAGCCGGACCTGGTGCCCAACCGTAGTTGGGCACCAGGTCCTTCGACCGGCTCCTGGGTCACAAGCCCGGAGCGTCGGTCAGCAGCGCGGCAGGCTGCCCGCCTTCACCGCTGCCAGCAGGCCGGATAGTTCGACCCTCAGGGCCGGGCCATCCGAGTTCTTGCTGTCACGAAGCGCGCCGCACCACGCCAGTTCGATACAGTCGGACGTCCCAGTACTGAAACTGCTCTTCTTCCAGGTCAACACGGGTTCCCTTCGGTCGCCAATCTCTTGAGAGCGTCTGCGATGGCCCCGCGAGACTGCGCCGAGTCCATCGCAGACCGTAGGACCATATCGGCTGCTGCCCGGTAGCGAGCAGTGTCTTCCGACTCATGCAAGAAGAGGCCACTGTCGTGTATCTCCAGGTGCACCACGGGATCGCCCACGTGGCGCTCGACCACGATGAACGGTCCGATCAGGCCCGGATGCCAGCCTGCCGCCAACGGGACGATCCGGATGTCCACCGACTCCCACTCGGCCACTTCAGCGAGCCTGGCCAGTTGGTCGCGCATGACCTCGCGCCCGCCGACCTGGACGTGCAGCGCCGCCTCCCCGATTAGCGCCAGCAGCCGCGGCCGACCGCTGCGAACCAGGATGTCGCGCCGACCGATCCGTACCGCGACGCGCAGCTTCATCTCACCCGAGTGAATGCCAGCAGCTTCCATGATTGCGCTCGTGTAGGCGGTGGTCTGCAGCAGCCCCGGGATCAACAGCGGCGCGACGTGCACGATTCGGTCGGCCTCGGCCTCGAACTGCAGCAGCGCGGCGACTTGCCGCTGGGTGCCGCCGAGCCATTGCGGCCTGTCCCCCGCGCGAGCCAGTTCGATCAGTTCGTCACGTCGCTCATCGATCACGCCCAAGCCGACGAGCACGCCGGCAACGTCCTCCGGCTTTGGCATGCGCGCGCCAGTCTCCCACCGGCTGACGGTCGTGTGGTGGACGCCGATCCGCGTCGCCAAGTCTCGAACGCTCAACCCGGCGGCCTCGCGGGCGACGCGCAACTCCATGCCGATCGCCGAGGCGCGCGGCGTCGGGAACCCGTTGCCACCCATGCACCGCAGCATACAAGCCCCGACGGGGGTGAGAGCACTCCACCAAACGGGGTATTGCCTTCTGCGGTGCCGCATGGTGCCATTGAGTGGCAGCAACCCGGCACCACGTTCGCAGCGTCTGCACATGCAGAGACCCGCGGGGAGGCCCCACTATGACGCACCCGCCAGCGATGAGGTGGACCGTACCGGTTCAGGTCGGCAGAGAGATCGCGGACCTTGAGGTCTATGTCTCCCATGGCGAGGTCGTCATGACCGGCCCACCGCGGGTCGCGTGCATCGTGCCCCCCGACTCCGACGCTCAGTTGTGCGAGGCGCTCCGGGCCGCTCGGGCGGTTGCCGAGGAGATGGGGCGGACATGATCGAGGTTCTCTATGGAACCGCGGCCTACCTCGGCGGATGCCTGGCGGTGTTTGCGTGGCAGGAACGTCTCGTCCCCGCTGTGTGTCGGTGGCGGGAATCCAAACCAGGGCTGTTGAGGCACGGCGCACCCCGAAGCCTCCAGCCCTCTGCGGCGGGCAGTGCGACCGGGCTGCCCGCCGCACCCAGCAGCCGGGGAGGCGTCGCCCCCGAGGCGTCTCCCCGGCCCCCAGCCCCGGCGGGCACAGTGGAACCCCCGGACTCCGTGCTCGCCGGGCTCCACATCTCGGTGGACGTGGACCTGTCCCCTTCGCCCACGTCCACCGGGGCTACGTCATGAGGGTCGAGGGAGACGACCGGCTGTTCGCAGCACTGCTGACGCTGCAGGACTCGCTGGGAGTGGTGGCGGCGGACCTGCTGGCCGGCAAGCTCGGCGCCGAGGACCGGCACCGGCTGTCGGTGGTCATGGCGACGTTGTCCTACGACCTGGAGCAGGGGGCAAGGGCTGGGGACGCAACGGAACGCGACTCGGCTGCGTCCCCAGCCCGCCTCGACCTGGGCGGACCGAGGTAACCCGATGGCCCATCCGCGTCCCGCGCCGCCGCCGATCCATCCCTGGCAGTGCATGTGGGGGTGCAGGCGGCAAGCCAACGACATGGCCACGCTACGCGAGCATGAGCGGGTGTGCGACAACAAACCGACCGGATGGCTGACCAGCAACGAAGGGGACTGACATGGCCGACTGCCAGCACAACGGCGGCACCCACGAAGCATCGGAAGGCAACCCCGACGGCACCGTGACGGTCGGGGTGTATTGCAACCAATGTGATCAGATGATCAGCTCACGGGTCGAGTGATGATCGCGGCCTGCAACATTCCACCCGCATCCAGCGACTAACAACCCATGCTAGGGAAGTTGCTGGGCTGGATCTTCTTCCGCCGCTGCCCCACCTGTCGTGAACCGATGCTTCGGCAGTTGAGGGAGTGTGACGCGTGCTATCTCGCCCGCGCCTACGGCCAGGACTGAAGCAGTTCGGGGTGGGTGTCGCCCTGCTGCTGGTTGACGGTGTCGCGCTGCTCTACGGCGGCCTCTACGGGCTCGTCGTGTGCGCCGTCACCGGCGGCGCGGCGGGCTACGTCTGGTTGGTGCTCGAGCCCATGCGCCGACTCATCCCAGAGACGACAAAGCAGGCCCCCGACCTCGACCCGGCAGCAGGGGAGCCGGGGAGGTCGGGGGCCTAGGGGCTTTGCGTTAGCTGACGAGCGTGAGCTGACTGCCTGGCGGGAACAGGCGCTGACGGATGAAGTCGACGCCGGACGGGTGTACGTACGTCGTGTAGTGGGCCATCTCGCGCCCGTTCTGGTCGTGGCTGCCGCCGATCACCTTGAAGTGTGCGGCGTGGCGCTGATAGGGCCGGTTGTCCCGTTGCAGGACGCCGTCCTCGCGCAGACGGCGGAACAGGGTGTTCCGGCCGATGCCGAGCATGTTCGCCACCGCGCCCATGGAGTAGGTGCCGTCCGCCTCCATGAAGGCGTCGAAGGCGTCCACCTTGGGCGCCATCTCCTCCGTCACGGCTTCGAGCTCAGCGCGGCGAGCTTCGGCGAGCTCCGCGCGACGTTCGGCATCCGCCCAGTTCTCGGCCAGTTCGCGTCGGGACAGTGGCCGTAGTTGGCCGTACGCGCCGGTGCGCCGGATGGACGGCAGTACGTCGTGGGTGAGCCACCGCCTGAAGGCCTTCGCCTCCGCCTTGGAGCTCCACAAGATTGCGGAGTAGAGCCCCGCCTCGCTGAACAGGGTGACCAGCTGACCCGACAACCTAGGGTCATGCGCCGCCCCTAGCGTGAACTGGGCAAACTCCCACGGCTGGAGTACTCGATACTCGTCAGCGTCCATCCGACGCACCAGGTCGGCAGCCTTGCGGTGTCCGAGGATCGAGCACACGTCGGCCGCGACGAACCACGGTTCGCCGTCGATCAGGACGACCCGGACCTGTTGCGCGGTGTCCGGGAACACGAAGGGCTGGATGGCGCTGTCAGGCGTGCGCGGGTAGGCGGAGTCTGGCATGGTGTCCGGTGCGTCTTCCTGTGAGAGGGAAAGGTGCGACGTCGGCGGGGCCTGTGGTCGCACACAGGCCCCGCCACCCGTCCCTGGCAACGTCTCTCGACGTGACCGGAGCTGGTGAACCGAACCTACGCTTTGCCGGACGGACGCGGATCCATCCGATCGCGGCGTGTTGCGCTCCCCCGAGCTGCAACCCGGATGCAGGGGGTATCCGAGGAGCTCGGGGGAGCTGGCCCCGCCGCAGTGGGGGGGTGCGCGGCGGGGGTCGCGTGAACATGATGATGAGCGTGCTCGTCAGAACGGTACGGGCTGTCCCGCGTTGGACCCGTCGTGGTAGACGTTCCCGCTCACCTGCGCTTCGTCCTGGCAACCCGTCCACGGGCCGAACGCGCCCACCGTCGGATAGAACAGCGTCGAGAAGTGGTTGTTCAACACCCGGTAGTTGCTGGCCGTGCCGTTGTAGTCGCAATACAGGCTGTACGCCCCACCCGCCAGCAGGTTGTTCTGCACCAGGACGTCCTCATCTCCTGATGGATTGGAGATCACCGACGAGGTCCCGGCGTTGGCGTAGATGGTGTTGTGGTCCACGGTGATGTCCCGGGCGTGGTTCACCTCGGTCGAGCCGTTGAGGTAGTGGGCGAACTGGATGCCGTCGGTGTGCGCCACCGCACTGTTGGCCAGGTCGTGGATGTAGGAGTCCCGCACCGTCACGTGCTGGTTGGCGTCGAACCCGTTCTCGCAGCCGTGCACGTTCACCCGGAGCGCGACGATGTTGGCTTCGCCGACCGCTGTGCGGCCGGTGGTGTCCCGGCAGTCGATCTCGGAGTCCCGGATCGTCAGGGGGGCAGCGGGGGTGGAGCCGGTGTCGAAGTAGGCAATGGCCAGGAAGCTGTCGCACGAGATCCGGGACCGGCTGATCGTCACCCCGGGCGCGCGAACCTCCACGCAACCGCGGATGTCCTTGGCGTCCACCGTGTCGTTGGCCGTGGTGATGGTGACGTCACCGTTGACGACCTCGAGCTGCGTGCCGGCCGGGACACCAGTGTTCGAGGCGTCGGGG